CAGCCGGTGTATTCGTGATCGGAGACTTTACCGCCCCTGCTGGCGGCTACCATTCACAGACCACATCGTGCCATGTGAACCTTAGCAAGCGCATGACCGGTAACCCGGTGATCATGCACCCGAAGGTGTGGGAGTGTTCCCCGATGAGCGAGAGCAAGCCCTTTTGAAATGAACAAGTTTAAGCCCGGTGATCTGGTGAGGATCAAAGATGGAACACATCAGGATGAGATCCCTGATCATCGGGTTGGCATGATCGTGGAGTTGGGTGAAACCTCTAAGTCATACACAAAGGCGTATACAGTTGTTTTTCTCGGCACTGACGTACCCCTAAAGTTTCACGAGATGTTCTTGGAACACTTTACATCCTCTTGACATTTTTAACCTTGACGATGGCCCTTTTCGGCGTTATATTATAGGTATAGAAAGGAGAAAAATCTATGTTCACCGCGATCCCGCTTATCCGCACCGACGACGATTCTAAACTGACAGCCATCGAGCGCACCGCCATAGGTTGCGAGCAAATGATCACCGCCATAATGATGCAAGCGACGATGGATGATCCACAAGTGACAGCCGCCGAGCGTGAAGTCTATACAACTTTAAGTGTGGCCACCATCATTCCAGCGGAGGCATAGAGTGGGTTTGACCAAAGACGAGATTATCGACTTGATCGATTGTGTGAACAACCGCATTGATGACCTGCATACATGTGCCATGTATGGCGACGGAACAGAAATAGCATGCGAGATAGAAAGGATGGAAACCCTGATCGCCAAACTTGAGAGTGAGGTAAATAATGTCTGATTTACCTATCGTTGTCAGTATGAATCCGATGCTTTACACCGATAAGGCCGGTCAGAAGTGGGCGGTGTCTGGTCAGCATTGGGTGGAAGTGCCTGACACGCTGACACTGGACGAGGTTGACAAGTACATGATCGTGGAGCAGCGTGAACCACCCGCTGTATCGCGTGACGTTCGCTCCTATGAGGTTCAAGGCAGCAAGGGGAATACCTACACCGTGAGCGACAACGGAGGAACGTGGACCTGCACGTGTCCCGGCTTTGGCTGGCGACGGAAGTGCAAGCATGTGGAGGCTCAAAAGAATGAAAGTCGGTGATCTGGTGACATATGCCTTTCAAGCTGCACGATGGCAAAAAGGTCAGTCAGTGCATGTTGGTCTGGTTGTCGAGACTGGAAAGTATACCGGCAACTGCGACGTTAAAGTTTTGTGGAAAGGAGGCGCTGTTGTGCTTACCGAAGCAAGCCAACATCTTTCACTCGTTGACGATTCCTTGACAAAATAACCCTTGACGATCACCGCTTTCCGTGCTATAATTATAATATGAATCAGGAAATTAAACCAATGTCGAATGCCCCCCAGCAGCGGCATCCCCGCGAGGAAAAAAAGAGGCAGCAGCTTATTCGCGCTGCTGGTGTGGCGTGGGTAATCCTTGTCTCCATTTACATCGGGCTTTTTATTCACTGGGCGACTTGCCCTCTTTAGGAACACAAACATGGAAAAGACAACTATGACGATTTTACAAAACCGGGTTATGATGGCCGCCGTCGCTGCCGATGCAGTTTGCTGGGGCGCTCTCGTATTCTTTACTATTCACTTTTTTCAATGCCCAGCGGCATAGGGAGCAAAATGACGATTGACCTGACAAACCGAGAGATTGAATTGTTGATGGGCTGCATTGGCACCAATATCGAAACCGTCAAGCGGCGGCACGATCCTGCCGATCCGATGATTGCTGAACTGATCGAAGAACTTTTTGAACTTGAGACGGATCTGCGCGAGGCTTTACATCGCCCAGATGATTTTGGGCTGGTTGCGGTTGCTGCCGAGCATGATCGCGCGGGTGAGGTTTTTATGGTCGCAGAAGATGATTTCATTCAGCGCGGAATGGATGCACGCGAGAAGGCGAAAGCGAGCAGCCGAGCAGCCGATCGCCGAAACTTTAACCTCAAAGGGCGAGATAAAAAGTTGTCAGCGCAACAGAAACATGATGTATGGGATGCGAGCGATCCGAGGAACTGGTAAGTATATGAAACTATTGACTATTTTGGCCACGCTTTCGACTCCCGGATCTGGCTCCGTGTTCGATCCGACGCACGTTAACATCCTTGTTGACATTCCCTTGACAGAAGCAGCCTTGACTTTGGCCCATCCCGGTGTTATATTATAGGTATAGAAAAGGAAAAAACTATGGACCTCAAAACCTTCCGCATCACCTTCCACTTGCTTGAGTGCTTTCGCCCGCGTCAAAGTCGGATCGTGCGCGCGCGCACCAAAGAAGAAGCAAAGAGCGCATTTCTTCAAGACTCGACGGTGCCATCTAACGCCATCAAGACCTCTCTGAACATCAAACAAATCGATCGCCAAAAGGTGCCGGCATGAAAGTCGGTGATCTGATTCAGATGAACACTTACGGAGTCCGGCACGGACCGGTCGGCATCATTGTCAGCGCCGCGCTATCGCTGCCGAGTGACTGGTGGATCGTTGAGTGGGCTGGTACTGGTGAGCGCGAGACTGTAAGAGAAAATCACATAAGACTAGTCTATTGACATTCACTTGACAACTTAGTTGTTGACAATCACCCCGTTTTAATGGTATAATGGTTATACCAAATAAGGAGAAACCACCATGGCTTCACAACTCGACACCGTTATACTTTTCGCAGATGCCTGCGATACCTTCATCACTGAGATCCTTCCGATGATCCAAGAGGACGAGCAGCGTCTTGGTCATATTGATATGCCAGCACGTTGCGAGGAATGGAACAACTGGATCGATGGGCTGAACCAAGACGATCAGATCAGCGATTGGCAAGTGGAGAACTGGAGCCACATCACCGATGTGTCACCCGCGTTACAGCGCCGTTGACATTCACTTGACAACTTTGTTGTTGACTTTCCCCCATTTTTCGTGTATAATATAGTATATCAAGTAAGGAGATATATCAATGCCCACAGCTTTCACCCTCGATCAACTCACTGACTCCAACGACGATTTTCGGTATCGTCCCGATCCGATGATCAACAACATCGAGATCACATCAAGCCGCAAAAAGGCATATCGCCCGCAACCGGCACCACCGACGCGGAAGCAACTCACCGGCTGGACCGTGGAGCAAGTGGGTCCGAAGATGTGGCGCGTGTTCCGCAACTCGACCACGCAAGGCAAGCAAGCCGTCATTGACTACAATACGCCCGAGGGCGCGCAGTCATTCGCTGACGGTTGCAACGGGGAGCACAAGAGCCCCACAAAGATGAGCGCAGCCAGCCTCCGCAACAAAGCCAAGGAGCATCTGAGCGATGAAGAAAAGGCCGAGCTTGCTGCGCTTGCTGCCGGCGAGGGCATCTAAATGAAATACTACATATCACAGACAATCGTGGAAATGGTTGACGGTCGCCTGACCGGTCGTGAGGTAGTGTTGACCCGTGCGGATGCCCGCGTTGACAAGGATGGCGCGAGGTATGAGAATGTTAAGCGATTCATGCAGAAGATGAGAGCGTTAGGAATCGAGAACCTTCATATAAATGAGTACGAGAAGAAGCGTTACAATAGACTCATCCGTGAACAGAACAAGCGGCACAAAGAAAGAAAGCTGACCGTTGGCGATATTGCTCAGATGACTGAACAGTTTGACGCCGAGGCCACCACTCCAAATGTTTAAGCCCGGAGAGTTAATAAAAAGAAAATCCTTACGAGCAGATCGAACCCGCGCTTATCGGGTTGTAGTAGATAAGGATGAGAATAACTATACAGTATATAATAACTCTCTTAAATGTTTACAGATCGTTGCTGTGCCTGTTATAGAAGGCTTATATGGTAAAGTGGTACAATAATATAGCTGTGGCTCTTGGTCTATCTCTACTCTTTCGTAATATGGTGTCTTGTCTGACAGTGTTCTATAATGTGTTTGTAAATGTGTCTGGATTGTGCTGGGATCTTAGTATATACACGCCATCACACCAAACGTCAAGCCGTGAGTTTAATGCGACAAGCAAACCGAGCAATATCATATACTTACACTGCCGTGTATCACCAACGATTTCAACTACTTAGCCGCTTTACAATCTTTTTACATATGCGCTTGACAACTGCCCGTCAGCGTGATATGCTATACACAGGGCAGGAGAGAAGAAGATGAACACAGAAACCACCGACGATCTCATAGGCACCCTTATCGTGGGAGGACTGTTTATTCTTATTATGATGATATGACACTATATATGACACACTACCCGTAGTGTCTGCACGTGCCAATCATTAGCCAAAACCGGCGTATAGAGAATGCGACACACTATATATGGATTTGTGTTTGTTTACGATAGGAGACCGCAAGTTCTCTGCTTACGAGATTGACATACTATATTTGTTGATGGAGGACGATGATGGCGATTGGACTGTGGGCGATATTGCAGGTTCTTTGCCCTATATCGCTGATCACCTATGGGACGGCGTACAATCTCTTATACTGTCCGGCATACTTGAACGGACTGACATGACCCAACCGCTCGAGGCCGTAGAAATAATATCTGTAACTGTACCTGATGATGCCCGCCATTGGTTAGACGACCACTCCAGCGATATAGACGATGCATTCATACTATTAAATCCTGACATGTTTGATGTGACAGTACCAGCAGAGGCATGATGGCGAGACTAAAGAGAGTATTAAATAAGGTAGGTTCTAAGGCGCTTATCATGGGATACTATGCGCCAGTGATACTATACGTATACAGTTGCGTTATATATAAAGGTATTAAATCATACAGTAAACATATGACAAAGACTTGACAGCATGATTGACATTCTTTTGACATATTGTTTGACAAGCATTTGACACGTAAGGGTACCCCCCCACCCCCCTACCCGGAATGTATGTGCCATGCGTTATGCATGCGGTGAGAGCCAAGCTTAGCCTCTTTTCAATACCGCTGAAAAAAATGAGATATTAAATATTCCACGATATATACAATGTGGGATTTAAGGAGCTATTTCAAAAGGCACCTAGTCACGACTTCGCAGTCGGGGACCTCGTTACGTGCAGCTGCCATGGCGGTCAGGCCATCATCCTCCGCATCTTCGATGGGGTTAACGAGAAGGAAGCTGACTTTCCATCGATGAATATGGTGGAGATATGGTGGCTACGCTACCCACATCCGGGGGTAAAAGAAAGAATGTGGGTGCATACAATATCCAGATTAAGAAAGATGCCCAAATTTTGCGCGCCTAAAAATTTTGCAGTTTAGGGCATATATAAGATGTGGATGAACCAGCAGATTTCATGGGCCAATTGCATTCCGGCGAATTGGTGATATACTCGGAATACAGTTACTACCCGGGCCTAACATCGTCATTAAGGGATGAGGTTAGGAATGACGATATGGGGATAGTAATGGGGAAGATTACAACAGTTTTAGGGTATACCACATATCAAGTATTGTGGCTTAGGACGGGTGTCATGACGAATGTAGCCAGAGCCAACCTTAAATTGGCATATACCACAGAACGTGACTAATTAAGAGCATGAAGATTACTAAATCCAGATTACATGAAATCATTGTTGAAGAACTAACAAAGACCGACAAAGCGGAAATAAAGCGCATGATTGCCAGAGAACTTAAGTCCATGGTGGAAGACGAAGTCGCAAAGGCAATCAAATCTAAGGGCATCAAAGACGATATAGGTGATATATCGAAAAAGATCTTGAAGAAGTTGTACAAAGATATGTCGGTGCACCACCCGTATATTATTGATAGAATAAAAGTATAACACTACTTATACATTCACTAACTGGATTAAAGGATAATACCATGTTTAAAACGAAGATTGCAATACTGGCCATGAGCGCCGTAACTGCAGCCACGACCGCAGCGCAAACGGAAATGATCCGAGAGTACAGCCCCCCGAGTCGATCTATATCGGCCATACCCGTACCACCTGTGGGCGATACTGTCTCTGCAAAAGTAGTATATTCTCCAGTGACACAGTGTGATCACCTTGAGCCCGGCATGGACATCGACATTATTAGCGCTTGTGCTGCTAAACGTGTTGGTTGGTTAAAACTATAGGCGCCCTAGTTAGGGTGTGGACCTTCTACCCGGTATGCTCCTGTATGATGCACAGGATAAGAGCTTAACGATCCTTATACGGCGCTTTTGGTCGTACGAAGGACTGCAGCCGCCGAGTTATGTATACGCGGATGATTTTTTGAAGGTATGGGTCTGGGAAACAGTGTCGTCAAAAGAAGGAAGAGTCGTTTATTCCGAGGGTGGGCTGATTAATCTCATTAAAGCGGACGTATTCATCATCCTAGGTGATATATAGAACATGAAGTTTTCTTTGCGCAATGAGTGCCAGCAATTAATGCTAAGCTGCGGCGATATGATTATTGATACTACATGTAATAATGTGGGAATCTTGGTCGACCGTGTTCGGCGCATTAGTATGGAAGACGATGATGTGTATTTCTGGAGTGTTGTATGGGCGGAAGAGCCTCACAAGAATGCCGGCGTGCCTATGACCCTGCATATGGAAGAAGAAGGCCTTAAGCTATCTATTGTGATCGGCTTATATGATTTGTTTTGTCCGGAAGAAGAACGCTAGAGAAAATTTTAGGAAAAAATATGAAAAAAATTTCGCTGCATGATGACCAAGAACCTTCACCCCGACCATGGTCCGTCGGCGATCTAGTAAAAATCAACATCCGCGAACTGGATGTGTGTGCTCATTCCGACACCGGGATCATTGTTTCCGTTGAGACTGGGCGTTTTTATAACCAAGTGGAAATGTTCCCCATGATTAGAGTTTTCAATCTCAAAACAAGCCAAGTTAATAAAATATATTCTTATAACTTGGAGATTCTTTCCCCCTACCAATAGTTACTTATGGAATGAAGTATTTCAAGCGCAAATACAAACAAATATGCATCGGAGCTTTTATCATCAATGTGGGGTTATTTATATTTGCGTATAAAATGGATTTCTATGACTTGGAGGTTTTAAGTATCTTAAACATGATTTTTCTTAGTTTTACTATGTTGCTCGATACAAATAAAACTTAAAGCATATTTATTGAAAGGGGTTATAAAATGATTTTCGCATTCATGCTTAGTCTGTTATCCTGCACTAACGATTACGCAGTGATTAATTCGAAGGAGCCAGAGACTATAGTTATCACGGAAACTGTAACGGAGACAGTGACGGTAACAACTGAGGTGGAGGTGCCCATCTATATTGAGGTGGAAGTACCGGTTAATGAAGGTGAGATTTGGATCGACTCCTTTACTCAGCATATGTCAGTTGATGGAATTGATATATTGTGGGTAGTCGACCGGTCTGGGTCAATGAACCGATTCAACGCAGAGCTATTGGCTGGTGTGGAGGCCATGCTAGCAGCGCTCCCAGTGGCTGATTGGAGGCTTGTTATGATTAGTGCAGACCCAACAAAATCTGTGCTAAGTACGGAGTTCCCTCTTGTGCCCGGCGATACTATTGCTGACGCAGAGTCTATGCTAAACACACTTGTTATGGCCCCATGGGAGCAGGGATTCAACTCCGTCTATGATTATATGGTATATAACCCTTATGCCTCTACATGGATGCGCCCAGAGGCTGGTTTATTGGTTGTATTTGTTTCTGATGAGGAAGAACAAAGCCACATTGAGTGGCCGGCCCCATCTGATTTTTTGAGCTGGTATGGCTCTCTCCGAATGGGTTCCGTTTTTATGGCTAGCGTTGCAAATGTTGAAAGAGAAGACTCTAAGTGTGAGTTCCCTCCCAGTCCAATTGATGTAGGAGAACGTTATATGGAAGCAACCAACCTTCTTGGAGGCGTTGTAGTAGACATATGTGACGTAGATTGGTCACCCGGGGTGACGGATGCAACTCATTCGATCGACCCTTATGAGCACATAGTTTTGACACACAAAGCCGAGGCAGATTCCATCAGAGTGTTTATTAATAGTGTGCTCAATCATGATTGGTACTATGAAGAATCAGACAATACAGTTTATTTTACTATTATCCCGACTGCAGGTCAGTTAGTAGAAGTGGGATATAGGTATATAGAGTCCCCGGACACCGGAGACACTGGATCCTAGGAGGGATAATAATGAAATATTTAGCGTTAATATTAATGTTTTTTGTTGGTTTCACAAACAATGCTATTGCAAACGTGGCACCGGTGCCAGTGGAACAAGTGAACTCGGCAATGAATATGGTTCAGAAGAGAGTGAGAGATGCTGCCGTAAAGATATCGACTGGGCCGGGGGGGCACGGATCAGGCTCTTATATTGTCTATAAGGACGCTTATCTAGTATTTACAGCCCAACATGTTACCGATGGGCCAGTCGGCTCAACCTATCACGTTTTTAAAGATGATGAGGTGAAGATGGCCACGCTGCTCTGGTCAGATGCTGACGCTGATTTGGCAGTTTTACATTTATCAGAAAAGTTCGTAACAATTAGTCCTATGAAATGGGATCCTCAAAAACATATGGCAGAAGTAGGTAGTGAAATAACGTACTCGGGTTATCCCTCAAGCCACAAACTTATGACTTTTGGCGGTACCGTAGCAGGATACGGCGATAAACAAGGTGTTGGTAAACAAATTATCTTAAATACATATGGGTGGTTTGGGTGTTCGGGGGCAGTCGTATATACTTTAAGTGGTGAAATCGTCGGTATCCTGTATGGTGTGGATATAGAGTACTACCCAGGTACTCAGGTGCAAGAAAACATGATTTGGGTTATCCCTATACAGCGTCTTAAAATGGATATAATATTGAAATCGATGTGTCGCGGCCTCCCGCGCGGAAGTTTGAGAGCGTGCAGATAAATGAATCCCCTTTGGGAGAAATATGTTAGTGATGGTAAGGATAACGATGCCGCAATTGCGGTCTGTATTAATGATACAGACCGTTTTTTAATCGTCCGGCGCTCTGATATTGACGAGCGAAGGGGCCAGTGGACTATTCCGGGGGGACATGTGGATGCCGATGATAAATCCTTGGAGGCTGCAGCTAGCCGTGAGCTACGAGAAGAGGCCGGCCTAGTGGTATTATTAGGAGATTTACAGTATGTGGGGGAATCCAGGCCCGGTAAACACTACTTTTTAGCCAAAAATTGGTCTGGAGATGTCAATGTGTCGATTCCTAATCCTGTTACCGGTCAGATCGAGCATGATGATTTTAAATGGGCAACGATTAAAGAGATAAAAGACATAGACAATAGTGAAATTCCGATCTATTTATTAGAGAAAGCTTTGGACATGTCTAAAAATGCTAAATGATGAAGAAATTCTGTTAAAAACAGCACAATTATTGGAAAATTTCGATATTTCCGAACAAAAACCCGATAAATTGCTTCGGGAACTCGATGATATTGAGTTAGAAGCTTTAGATGGCATATTAGATGACATGAAAGGCGAAGATCTCGCGTTTAATGGGCTATTTAACGGCGAAATGCGCAAAGTTATCGACTTTCCGACGATGGATAACTCTACGGAGCTTGGAAAGTTCGGAGAATTCTTCAAAAAGCAAGATCTTGAAGTAGATTGGGAAAAAGGATTGGTTTCGGCCGAACGGGAGGTTAATACTGGTAGTACTGAGGATCTGGTGAACCAGCTGATGGGTGGTCCCCCTGCCCGGTCGAAAAAGAAGAAAATTCAGATGAAAATCGGTAAATTCTTCGCAAAAGTGGCAGACCTGAGTTCAAAAAGGGATAATTTGTATCAAAAAGCATATGATCACGCAGAAAAGATAAATTATACCGGTGCACACGGCAAAATAGATGCTCCATGGAAAGTAAGCGGGAAAATGATCAAAGCGGCGCTTGATGAAAAAGAACAAGAAGAGTATAACCGAATAAATACTCAAATCGGCTTATATATCCCAAATCCGGGCGTTGCCGGCCCTGCTGGCTACGCTCTGACCAATTTAGCGACTAAAATGGCGAAATATTGGCAAACAAACGCCGGATACATCAAAAAAGAGATAAATAAGCTCGATAATGACAAATATTCCATTATTATCACTCGACATCCCATAGATGTGTTAAGAATGAGTGATTTTGAGAAGATTACCTCTTGTCACTCTCCGCCAAGCCGATCTGGAGGCACAAATGAGTATTATAAGTGTGCTGTCGCCGAAGCAATGGGTCATGGTGCGCTAGCGTACGTCGTAGAGACAGAAGATCTGCTCCATCAGACGAATACGAGCAATATTGAGAGTGCAGAACAAGAAATTCAAGAAGGTGAGATATTTGACGACGATAATAGGTATGAACTTCCTTCCGCGCACTTTGATATACAGCCCGTAAGTCGCGTCAGGCTGCGGCAAATGCGATACTACGATACTGACAAGCCTAAGCGCTGGGACGACGGCACAGAGCTAGCAGTACCCGAAGAACGCATATATGGCGCAGGTATCCCCGGAATAGCTGATAGAGTTAGAGTTTGGGCGAAGAAAAATCAAGAAAATGTACTATCCAAGATGCCCCAAGACGACGATATGATTGATTTAAATCGATTTTGGATATTTGGCGGCTCATATGAAGATACATCCGGTACCTCGGGAAGAAAATCACTTCTTTCGGCTCTAACCGGCATTCCAGAGCTTGACTTTACTGGAGAAGTGAATCAAAACAAAGAAACCGAAAATGCTTTAGACGCAAATGCCATATCTGGACTTCTTGGAAGATATACCGCCGAAGTAGAACGAATTGAAGACGAGTGGAATCGGCATTATGCCGTTGTAGGTGTAAACGCTAGTGTAGAAGACGACGGAGATGGCGGTGTTTATATTGAAGCAGAGGCTCGGATTACCTTCAAATACGATATTGATGAGTTTTCAGGTTTGCCGAATTCTTATCCAACGGGAATGCATGCTTTTGATAACATAAATGACATATGGGGCGACATCTTTGATAGCAGTTCTGGGTTCGTTAATAAATTCTCGAACACAACGGTTCATATTGGCTGTAGGTTTAACTTAGAACACCCTGATATTGGAGAATCTGCGCTGATGTATAGTCCTGATGGATTTAATGAGTTTTGTGAAGCACTTGATAAACTCGATGACAGACGCGATGGATTCAAAGCAACTATTGATGAGTTTTTGAAGCGCGAAGGTTATCTGGAAGGCGGAGAATACATCAAATTAGCATATGAGATAGAAGACAGCCCATTCGAATCCTATGAGTGGGATGTGCGATATGATGGAGAACACCCTCCGGAGTCATATGAGGCGACGGCTGCGATATCACACGACTTTGATCACGAAGAACTCGGAGTAAGCACCGAAGTTTTGGTTGATATCTTGAATTCTACTGGTTGGAGGATGATGATTCGAAGTGCATTGCTGGCGTCCGCACAGGAGGCGCTGGGAACCGAATATCATCTTGATGTTGAGAAGAGCGAGGCTAGTGTATCTGGTAGCGAGCATGTTGGATATCTTGTCGATTATGAAATTACCTTCAGAATCACTTCAGACGACCCTGACGAGCGTGTAAAACTATTCCGTGAGCTTACGACTGGCGAGGATAGTGATATGGACGATGCTGATAACATAAAAGCAGTCTTTAACAATGTTATGGCTCAGGTTTTGAACTCTCGGCAGCCATCACATACACAACAGAATTTGGATGAGCGTTTAGTCCGGACATGGAAGGGGTTTTTAGGAGCATGAATCAATATTTAAACGATCCTGATTACTTGTTTAGTATTCTTACTGCTCTCGTAAAGAAAAATGGCGGTAAGATCACACTTTCGAAAGAAGAAATGGATGATGTCTCAAAAGGCGATCTAATAGGTATGTATTATGAACCTAAAACTGGGAACCTCATACTTAAAGAAGTAGAACCTAAAGACATGTTACAGGCCACAACATTTATTAGAGATAAAAAGGAAACCGATAAGGTTTATGATAACTAATGAAAAATATATTTACCAAACATGCTCGCGAGCAAGACGAAACTTATTTTCAGCACATGTTGGCAGCATGGAAAATTTGTGTTATACTTAAGATACTGCTGTTTAAATGTTTTATCCATTCGATCTTCCCGTTTCTATTTACCTCCGCGGTGTCTAGTAAGATCGAATGTCTTCAAAGGATGACTGAAAGAAAGAAGTCCGATGATGATGATCTTTATGAAATATTTGGAGGAGATTAAAATGAATTATTTAGATCAGGCTTTATCCGAACTAGACTTGAACGAAATCAAGGCTTACGAAGAAGCAATCGAATTGTGGATTACTTACGGAGGATCCTAAAATGAAATATTTAATACTATTGATGTTCTCCGGCGTTGCATATGCCGATGATAAAAAAGAAGAGCCAAAAGTAGTTTATAAACAAAAGACCGAGATTGACTTTGAAAGTGTAGATGTGGTTGGAGAGTTGCTGAAGCCGCAAGGCTCTTTGGTTCTTGATAGAAAGAGAGCAAAGTTTAATTCAATGGTTTGGATCAGATCTGACTTTGACGATGAAATGGACAAATCAATACAGGAGATAAAATGAAACCTCTCCGATATGAGTTTAGTATTGTCGTGGAAGGATATGGCGAATCGGTAGATGAGGCCTTTAGTCGCGTATTGGATTCTCTGAAAGAAGATCCGGAAGCTGCAATACTAAATGAAGTTGTATATGCTGTTGTAACCGAGGAGGAACTACGAGATGAAACTCCTTCTTGAAAATTGGCGAGAGTATTTGAATGAAGACGAATCTTCTGTGCCTATCATTCATATACCAGACGTGTTTCATACTGGGGAGATGGATATATCGAAAAAGTCCCAACATAGCCATGAGGCTACGGCACTCTCAGTTACCACAGAAGAGTATATTGAAGATTGGCAGAAGATTGCACGGATTGCCGGCAAGGTTCAGCATTTGCACAAAGACGATGGCAAGTTTATTGATTTCCATAAAATCTCTGACATGTCTCAAATATACAACTGGGGCATAGAGGAAGGATATTTAGAGCCATCGGATATTTATGAAGTATCGTATTATGATGACGAAATGGAAGATGAGATGACAATGAGTTTCCGCTCGCGCGAGGAAGCCGAACTGGAGGCTCACGACTATGGCGAGGAAATTAAAGTAAAAAAATCATTTGTGCCAACGGAAAAGATGCAATCTGCAATTGGAACCAAAATTAATCAGGTGATGGTAGATGATTATATTACTTTATTGTATAGCGAGAACATTTCCGTTGATGGTGTGTGGTGGGAGGATATACTAGATGCAAGAAAGTTCTCAGCGCCTCGCGGTGGCATAACCCCTTCCAAAATATCAAGTTGGGATGCGAAGATAATAAGATGAAACTCCTACTTGAAAATTGGCGAAGATATCAAGGAGAACATGATTTTAATGTTCTCTGCGAGAATCATACACGCGGACTAATAACGGACACAGAATTAGTAATGCTTTGGGAAAATCAGGTTAATAATGAACTTGACTTGTTGCTCTCCGAGGGCGAAATTCTGGATGCTATTTCAATAGGTTATGAAAAAGGCAAACAATTAGTCGGCAAAGCAGCGGATAAATGGAACGCTGGAATTGAAGCTTGGGCGACATGGGAAGCAAATCTATTAAACCAAGCATTTGAGCTTGCAATAAGAATAAGCGAAACTTCTGCGTTAGAAAAGGCTTCTGCTGTGTTGAAGAAAGTATTATCTACTATAAATAAATATTGTGAGTTGCATCCTACAATATGTAAGGTTGTAAAATTTGTATTAATGATGATGATCATTTCGGCTGTTATATCTTATTTTAGTTCTGAGGCTCAGGCAGCAGTGGAAGTTACTAAGTTTGATGGTTCTCCACTGATACTAGATGACCGCGGCCTGACGGCAATGAAAGGTATAATGAAGCTTCTGAGCGATGGCGCGTCACCTGAACAACAACAAGCAACTGTAGAGGCTATGCAATGGTTAGACGTTGCTCATAGCGCTGAAACTACAGTTGAGTTAGCTAAGGCTTCTGGCGATGGTGCCCAGATCGCTCAAAGCGTATTCAAACATATGCTGGAGATGTTAAAGACAAGTGAAATACGAAACCTCGACGGTTTTGTTAGTATAGGTGAAAAAGTGATGATAAAGACGAATACCGTAACCCGAGAAGTTATGACGGCGAAGGGTACACAAGTTACAAATATTGAATGGCAGAGTTTGGTAACCAAATGAAACTCCTACTTGAAAATTGGCGAAAGTATTTGAATGAGATGGAAGAACCCATCACAACCCTTCGCATCTTCGACTTCGATGAGACAATAGCCCATACGAGGTCAGAAACACGGGTTGTAGCCCCCGACGGCACAGAGGCGACCCTACGTGACCAGCAGGAGTTCGAAGAGTATATGAACGCAGCTGCGGCCCGGGAAGGAATAGAGGCTTTTGACGCTGTGGATGCTTTGATGGAGTTGGGCTATGAAATTGATTTGAGTGATTTCTCAATTGTTAAAGATCCGGAAGAGATTACGATCGTCACCGATATTATGCGTGAGTTTCCTCCGGATTCTAAAACCTATATTATGACTGCTCGACGAGGAAAGTCGCTTGGGCCCATTTTAGATTATCTGGAGGAAGTGGGGGTTGACTCCACTCAAGTTCGACCTATTGCCACCCAAGGAGAGTCCAAAGGAGATGTAATAGCCCACATGATCGGACAGAAGATTATGCCCGATGGCAAATCCAACATTAATCGTGTAGAATATTACGAAGATTCTGAAAAGAACATCAAAGATGTACAGCAAAAGGTGTGTGGGAACCCAAATTTAGACGAAATTAAACCATTAGATTTTGAACTAATCATAAAACAAGTGATCCGAAAAGGAGATACTTACGTATTTAATGACATTGAGTGTTAAAAGTCTAATACATTTTATGTTAGAATAATAGCTATAACTCGCGAGCTATAGGAAAAAAATCATGAAAGTTTTATTAACATGTACAAGCATTGAAGAGGTTAGTCGGACGGAAGAGTCCGCGGATAGCCATTACCCACTTGGACTGGCCTATCTGCATTCACATTTAGAAAAGTATTCTGATCACCAAGTAGAAACTCATTTCTTAAACAATGTTGACAGTGACACGTGTTTCGACAAGATTAAAAAAGAAATTGAGACCTTTCAACCAGATATTGTTGGGATTTCTATTATGACGTTCAGCCGAACTAGTTCCTATAAGATGATCGAATATTTAACCGAGAATCACCCCAATATCAAAATTGTGCTAGGGGGGATGCATCCCACTGTTATGTGGAAAAATATGCTCAAGAAATACACTAACTGCGTTATCGTTGTTGGTGAGGGAGAGATTACTTTCCACGAACTCTTGGATTGTTATGAAAAAGGAACTGAACTTTCCGAAATAAAGGGCCTCGCTTATCATAACGGAGAAGAGATTGTAAAAACAGGAGAGAGAGACCTCATTGACGACCTTAATGTTTTGGAGTTTCCAAAGCACGAAATCTTTTTGTGGAAAGGAAAGAAGATGGCCAATTTGCTTACAAGTAGAGGGTGCCCTTTTAAATGCAATTTCTGTGTTCTCGACCACATTTCTTTAAGGAAAGTAAGATTCCGAGGCGCCGAGGATGTATGCGATGAGATTGAAGAAATCTTAAGAATTTGTCCCACCGTAGAAACGATCTGGCTACATGATGATGCATTTATGATTAATAAGAAAAGTACGATGGCTTTGTGTAGAGAAATTATACGCCGCGGCATTAAAACCAACTTCACCTGTAGCGCTAGGTTTCGGCCGGTTTCTAGAGAGTTGATTAAACTAATGGAAGAGGCTGGTTTTAATCATGTGTTGTATGGTCTTGAGTCAGGCGCCCAAAACATTATGGACGATATGAAGAAAGGTATCAATAAGGATCACATACGATATGCAATATCGTTGATGGCTGAAAGTAATATTAAAACAACAGCATTTTTAATTGTTGGATTACCCCGCGAGACTCAAGAAACCATCGACGAGACAATTAATTTTGTTCAAGAGATGCAATTTAACAACTACCTTTATTATGATGATATTGGTGTTGCTATGATTTACCCCGGGACTGAGATTTATACAATGGCCAAGTCTAAAAATTTAGAGGTCGAAGGTTACGGAGTATTAGACGACGACTACTGGCTTACAGACTTAGAGGTGCCCTACTATTTATGTGAAAATACTCTTGAACAGATTTTTGCATGGAAAGAAGAAATCCGGAATGCAATTGCCCTTAGCCGAATTGATAAACCAGAGAACTTCCTTAAGCAAAAGAAGATGTTACCATCTTTGATTAAGTATAGCTTTAAGTTTGGTATGCACGGCATTATCAATATGCTTCATCGGTCCCTACAGAAACACCAGCTGCTTCCTGAACTTATTAGAACATTCTTCGTTGGTAATCCGGAAGATATGTATAATAAGATTGCCAAAAATATGGAGAAGGATATGATTGCTGGATTCATGGAGAAAATGTCATTAGAAGAGAAAAAGCAGTTTATTGTGGATTACCAAAATCAAACTAAAGAAGATAATAAAATAATAGATAAATGGAAGGTACAACGTCATGAAGCTGCTGACGAATATATACCACTTAAAAAACAGCCGGCAGCAGCGCCCGAGATGTCAAATCTATTAAATATTGTTAGTAAATAAAAATATAAACAGAGAGGGTATTAAAATGGCAAATGAAAACGGGTGGGAAACTTATTCAAAGTTAGTTTTACAACAGTTAGAAAATATGGCTAGTGGAATTGAAGATCTTAGAGGTGAGCTTCAAGATGTGAAAGGCCAACTCACTGAACTTAAGATCAAGGAAGATCGAGTTCAAGATCTCAAATCATGGAAGGAAAAGATTGACGAAGTCGCTTCCCCTACCCAGATGCAAAGCAAGTTTGAAGAGATTGAGGAACTCAAAGAATTTAGAACGAAGGCTGTAACTATGTTTATGGTGGTTCAGGCAATCATGGCTATGGCCATGGCGTGGGCTTTGGAAATATTTTAGTTTTTGATGGCTTTCGAAAGAATGATACGTTATTGTTCCCCACACTACAGTTACAAAAATGAAGTCGGGGGCGCCGCCCTAGTTACTTCGATGGCTAGATCAGCAGAACATGTTAAGGAGATCGCGGGCCTTATCACCAAACAACTCGGTGGGAGCCCTCAAGACGATCAAGAGTTAATCCCTGATTATGGAATTGGGGGTACCGGGGCCCTTTATTGCTATCAGTATGGAACACGCGCATATATTAAAATTTCCCGGGGACAAAAGGTGTGGATTATCGATGAGAAAAAAGATCACTTAAATAGAGTTTTAATTTATACATCTTGTGGTAGAATAGTAGAAATCGATTTTGATGAGTTATTCTGTACGGAGGCTGACTAATGTTATTTACCTTTGATAAATTTTGGAAACTAGCATTTTCTTTGTTAGCTGCATGGATGTGTTGCGAGTTTGTAGGGTTTGAATTAACGACTGTAACCCTTCTCACTCTGTTAGTATACAAAAATACAGGTGATTCAGCACACCTATTTTAGAAAAAGCTCTATTTATGGCGTGGGTAGTGCTAAAAAACAACATTCCAAAGCCAAAGAAAAAACTTCAGCGGAGGTTTTCTTGGTTCGCCATCTAAATCCGGGAAAAAATGATCAGGTTTCTCAAGTGGGGCCCTTTCATGATGAGAAGGAGGCGATGAGTGCATGCGTGCACTTTCTTAAAAGAGGTACATGTTCATGGCTCGTGAGATATAATGGATGAGAAAGAGGCTTTCGGCGAGCTTTCAGCAACAGATTTCGAAACAGGTGATATAGTAGAATGGAATGTTTGGGACGAAAAAGAAGAAACATGGGCTTCTTATTATGGTATTATAGTAAGAACAGAAAATCAAATATACTCTAATCGAGTGGTTTCGGTTTCCAAAGTAATGCCGATTAACGGACCACAAGTGGAAAGAGAATTTTTTACTTTGACATTAAAGTTAGTAAACAAACTATAGTTTTAACTTTAAAATAACTTAAAACTATTTATAATGATTCGTCTGAGTATTAAAAATGATTGACATTATCGGCCCTCTAATAAAAAAATTCATGCCTTTCGCTCAAGAAAAAATGGGATTCCAAGATCCGCCACGTTTATTTCTTAAGGGAGACATGGAAAATGCTAGTAATCCTCTCGGAAAAACAGCGTTCTATGATCCTGCTGAAAGTGCAATAACACTTTACACTACCGGTCGCCATCCTAAAGATGTGATGCGATCGCTTTCCCACGAGTTAGTGCACCATACACAAAACTGCCGCGGCGATTTTGAAGAGGCTGGGGAAGTGGGTGAGGGGTATGCTCAGAATGATGAACATTTGCGCGAAATGGAGCGTGAAGCATACGAAGTTGGAAATATGTGCTTCCGAGATTGGGAAGACAGCATAAAAGAGACTATTTATTTCGAACATCTACAAAAAGGAGAAAAAAAGATGTCTATTAAAGATTGGAAAAACAATGAGATTACTCAGCTTCTTTCCGAAGCATGGGGATTTAAATTCAATACTCTTCAGGAGTTTAATGAGTTTAGTGAAGGCGCCGATAAAAATACTGGTATGTCCGGTGTTGACGGCGACGACGATGATGATACCTATATGGGTCATGTTAAAGAAGAGGAAGAACTTCAAGAAACGGGCGCTAAAGATACTGGTGCATCCATGGGAGATGATTCTAAAACCCATAAGGGCGAAAAGGATTATACCACCAAGAAGGATGATGATCTTAAAGATACCGAAGATGATGGAGCGCGCGGCGAAAAGAAAGGTGATAAGGCCTATGTCAATGAAGATAGCGGCGCCGAAGAAGGCGAACACTATAAAGATAACGCGATGCACGACGATGATCATATCAAAGCGATTGAGCACCACTTAGATGCTCTTAAGCATGACAGAGACTATGATGATGACCATATCGACGAAGGCGGCGCCGCTAACCGCGTCGGCAACGAAGAGAAAGATAATGGCCGTAATCGCATGCATGCCGACCGCGTTCACGAGCAAAGTGATCCGCTTCGTGAGGCTATTCGAGCGATTCTTGCTAAACACCTTAAGGGCTAAAACCATGACCGGTAAGTACAAAAATTGAGCTTAAAAAGTCACGAAATCGCTTTATTCAAAAGCTATTATTAACACAAATACAAGAGGAAAAAACAATGTCATTAGATTCGCAATGGCGAGATTTTCTTAACGAGAGTCTTGATGAAAAGAACATCTTTACCTATATTCAAGGTCTCCAAGAGATAATTTCCAATCTAAAACCAAAGACGATGACTGAAAAACGAAGACTACAACTTGCAAAAAATCATTTGCGAGAAGTTAAGAGATTCGCTCGCCGGATGGACAATGATATTGGAGTACTTGAGGAAAGGCTTAATATACTAGAAGAATCTCAAGGAGATAAGTAATGGGCGGTGTTGCCGGGCATATGGCGCACTTGTCAGAGGATTTAAGTCTGACTTTCAATGAGATAGTCAGTATCCTTGGCAAGGTAGCGAATGCAGAAATTACGAACGCTACCGAAAAAGTTGATGGTCAAAACTTGTTTTTAACTGTTGACGGGGACGGTGAAATCAGAACCGCCAGAAACAGCGGAGACGTTAAGAAAGGCGGCATGACTACCGACGAATACATTAGCAAGTGGAGAGGACACCCGGCGGAGAATGCCTTTACAAACGGTTTCAAGGCTGTTTCAGCAGCGCTGCGCAAGCTTAGCCTAGAAGACCTCGAGGCCATCTTTGCAAACGGACAGAGATACGTTAATATGGAAATAATGTATCCGAGCAATCCTAATATTATTTTGTACTCTTCGCCCAATATTGTATTGCATGGCCTTCAATATTTCGGAGAGGAAGAAGAGACTCCGGAAATGAGGCAACTTACTAAACAAAAATTTATTAAGTTAGATAACCTTATTGATGGAGCATCCGAAAAAGTCGGAGAAGAAAAGTGGGCTGTAAATGGCCCAAAACTCGTTGCTCTCAAAAAGCTAGCAGATGGATCTGCATTAGAAGAAGTAACGGCCAAGATTGAGTCGTTTGCAGCGCCGGTAGGCATGGATGCCACAGTGGGCGATTATGTCGAACAAGTGGTTAGGGGTTATGCTGAACAAGTTGGACTACCGGATGACGTTACGGAAAAACTTATTCTTTTAATGCTGAACCCAGAAGAAGCGAAAGAACAGGGGGTCACTGTTGTTAATCTCAAGAAAGGTCTTCCGAAAGAGCTACAAACTACTGTTTCTAATCTCGGATCTAAAACCAAATCTAGGAAATATATTGCCAGTGTCTTGAAACCGCTTGAAGTAGCCATTAGTGATTTTGCTATTGAGGTTCTCCGCGGAGTTAAGAGTTATTTTGTCAGCGATAATGATGAAGAGGTTGCTCGGATGAGAGCAGAACTCGAACAGTCGATTGCTTATCTTAAAAATCTTCAAGCATCTGGCGATGAAAAGATGGGTGAACTTATTGATGTTCAATTGGGGAAACTGGGAGACATTGAAAATCTCGCTTCTTCTATGGAAGGGGTTGTGTTCGAATACCCGCCGGGCTCCGATAAAATTTACAAGCTCACGGGTGCGTTTGCGATGGCCAATCAAATTATTGGTAGAGCAAGGCGCTCAGGAATGACTGAAGAAGAGGAACTCGATATCGATATCCTTGAAGATAATTACGACGGCGACAGCGACGAATGGTATGAACTAAGACACCAAATGGATCAGGAACTCGGAGAGCCAGAAGAAGATGAATCAGACGATCCAGTAGTGGATGCCGATTATCCTAAGACTGTTGCTGTTGTTCCAGGGGCATTTAAACCACCTCACAAGGGGCATCTAGATATGGTGCGGAAATATGCCAATATTGCCGACGAGGTCGTGGTAATTATTTCTAAGCCAACCAAGCAGGGTAGATATCTTCCGGATGGGAGAGAAATCACTTCCGCGGACTCTCTTAAAATATGGAATGCACTAACTTCGGACATACCCAATGTTAGAGTCGAGGCGTCCAAAGACCATGCATCTCCGATAACTGCAGCATATGATTTTATTGGTGACAAAGGTTCCTTAAACGTAGAAGATAAGGTTATTCTAGGGGCTAGCACCAAAGACGATGACTGGAAAAGATGGGTTGGGGCAGAAAAGTATGTCAAGGATGGAATAATATTGTTGGATCCTGAGAAGACCGCGGTTGGTCCTACAATGCGTGCTAGCGGCGAACCATATAGCGCCACTGAATTTCGCACCGCACTTGGTAACCCAGAGAATCGTGAAGAGATTGCTGACTTTGTTGGTGAAGAAAACGTAGACGCTGTATTAGATATACTTGGTATCGGTGCTGTAGAAGAAACATCCGCTATGGGTGGTGGTGCCGTGGGAGGATTCTCGGGCCCTTTGGGATCTACGTCGGGTAAAAAGCGCAGAAATGCGCAACAAGACACAATTATCAGACAAGAAAATATCGATTTAAGTATCGTTGATGAAGTTATGAAACTAATTACTGGAAGAGGCATTACACAATGAACCAAGAAGAGAAAACCCTTAGAGAGAGTATAAGACATTTAATCCGACATGTCAAACAAAAAAAGCTGACTGAAGAAAATCATTTGCGTGTCATTATCCGCAAGATGATGGACTTCGATTTAGCCGAGGGCCAGACACCTGATGTGGATCCGGCGCCCAATAAATCTACAGGGATCAATGTACTTGAAGAACTCCTTAAAAAGATTATACCAATTCTGGAGACAGATTACAAGTCTTTAACGACAAATCCCGATCAGAGAGAGTCTTACAGGGCCCATATTATCAATGCTGTCGACAACTCACTAACTCCAGCCAAATTAAACAACCAAGCCGGCGAGATGGCCGCAGAGGTAGATGAGGAGATTGAAATCAATGTGGGTGATGATACTGGCGATGACAAGTTTATCGATATCCGCACGGATGCCGAAAAATCTGCAGACGAAGAAGAAGAAGAGGAAGACCCGCGTAGTACCTTCGGTGGTGATGTAGAGGGCAACGAGACCGGTCGGAATGTGGCCTACCAGTCCTATAAAAAAATAGAAAGCACTATTCTTGATGCTTATGAGTTATTGGCAGATCCAGAAGACCAAGAGCTTTTTTACGATTATCTTATCGCCAACTTAAAGTTATATTTTGAAAAGTTTGAGGAAGAGTTGGCTAGCCAAGTTGAAGAGCCAACAAATCAAGCTTATGACATGGCGAAATCTGAAGAGCCTACACAAGCTGCTGAAGATGATATAGAATTAGAGTTATAACAGAGGAACGATTATGCCAGGAGCCGATCAAGAACCGCCACCGGATTTTACAGCATGGGAGTCAGACGACGAAATATTAGATGCATTCACCACTGGCGGCGACTTCGGGCTGGTGCCGATGAATGCACCCGAAGCAACATTAGCTTCAGTAATCTTTAAGGTAGATGGCGGCGAAGATGAACTAGAAGACCCGGTACCGGATAACCGGACTCAGGAAGAAAAAGAGAAGCAAGCAGAAATGACGGCCGAAGCCGATGTGCAGACCATTTACCGCGCAGCAAGACTGGCGGCGGCCTTTCAAGCCTATATAGAGACCAAATTGGCGGAGCAAGGATAACTTTTTAGCTTTTTTAATTTGACAAAATTGAAAATCCTTATTATAATAAATTTGTGTTCTGCTTGTGATGGTTAAGAATGTCAGTACAATCAAAGAAGATCACAACTAAATTTAAAAGTATAATTAAGAAATTAAAAGATCAAAATAGAATTGATGATAGGTCTTTAGTTTATATTAATAATTTAACTTTAGAAGATTTGCTAGCAGTCAAGTTTGAACTAGCAGCCAATCATATAAATAATAGACTTTATGGTTTTGATATCTGGCGCGCTATGCCTCATATAGTCAAAGAAGCAACACTGAAATTTGCTATCTCAACCACCAAGTCTAAGAAAGATGCATCCAGATTTTTAGGATTAACGTATTTAGAATTTCTAAATATGTGTAAGAAGTATAAAATTGACAACTTCTTCAACCAATAAATAAGGATTAAAAATATGGGGTTTATATTAGCATTACTGCTTGGATGTCCTGCAGAGCTTAAAGTAGCTGGGGATACAGCCACTGATGTTGTAGTGGTACCGCCTGAGTTAGGTATTCACGTAACAGAAACATGTGGCCAAACAGCCATTGGAGATACAGCATGCAACTTTGCGCTGTTAGATCAAAATGAAGAGTTTTGGCAGCTTTACCATGAGGAAGGAAAAATAGTAGTGTTAGATTTTAGTACGAGTTGGTGTGGACCGTGTCAAGCAGCCGGAAACTCTACTCAATCTTTACAAAACGACTACGAAGGAAAAGTTGCAATCGTAACAATATTAATCGAAGGGCCTCAGTCTGGTATTGCGCCAACAACCGAAGATATTGATGACTGGGTGAGTGGCCATGGTATCACCTCCGCACCCATATTACAGGGTTCTCGTGAACTTATGCTTGACACAACAGGAGTAAGCGGTTATTCTATTAGTGCGTTTCCTACTTACATATATCTATCCAAAGGAAGAATATATGGAGGACATTCAGGATTTAGCGAAGAATATGTCAGACAAGTTCTAGATGGAATGTTGTAATGTGGAAAGTATATAAATGGAACGGAAAGTACATTCAAGGTGACTTTATAAGTCAACATTCTACAGAAAAAGCTGCACTTGGAAAAGCAAAAAAGAAGATTAATTATTCAAGAGCCACGAAGAGCAAACTGCCCACATTTAAGGCCCGCGGCGAAACAGTCATCTGGCTAGATAAAGAAGATGGTACTCCAATAGGAATGATCATTAAAAAAACAAGAAAGAAAAAAGGGGATGCAATGGCTTCGACAGAGTAAGAAAGAGGAATAGTGCAAGCAGTCAAAACGTACCAGCAGACTCTAAACGCAGATACAAAACATAATTGCTAATAACAATAACCACTTCGAATCTGTCCGCTTAGCGGCTTAATCGGGAGGCTGCTCAAAGCCTTCTATCCAATTTGAGCAAAACAACAGACAAGTTGTAAAAATCAAACCACCCATCGTAATATGGTAGTGAGCGATGTGGAACAAACTACCTCCACTTGGCTGTATGTGTAGTATAAACGGTCTAAGCTTGTGAATGACTACAATTAGACTTATTCTGGACGCGGGTTCGATTCCCGCCGTCTCCACCATTTTGTTTATTTTTAACTATTTATATTATATACGTGAGAGGTTATAATATGTTTAGGTGGAAAGAATTATGGAAAAAATCTGATGTTACATCGCCCGGCGAAAGCCCCATTAACGATCAAATGGAACAGGCATTATGGGATATCAAAGACATGTATGATTTTGAAACCGAAGAAATCGACCGCGTTGTTTCTCAAAAAAGAACCAACATTGAAAAAATGAAATCTAGAATCAAAAACAAATAGATTTTATTTACCAAGCTCGATACATACTTTAGAGGCCAATATAGTGAATATTTCCATTGCATTTTACAAAGGTAAAGGTAATCTCCTAAACAAAATTGTAAGATTATGGACGAAAAGCATATATAGTCATGCAGAACTAGTATTGGATGATAAAGAAACATGGATAAGTATTAGTCCGAAACTGTGTTCAAAAATCGAAAGTACCATTCCACTTTTAATAGATCATACGCAGTGGGATATTATAGAACTTGAAGTCAATGAAGAACAATATCAAACTATTCTAGAGTTTTATGAAGAAACTGCCGGCTGTGGTTATGACTGGATTGGTATGCTGTGCTCTCAGTTTTTACCTTTTAGAATAAAAACAAAAAATCGATGGTATTGTAGTGAGTGGATTGCATATGCACTTAGGATAGCATGCATCATCGATTGGAAGATTATTAAAATTTATGATAGAAAAGATCTCTCGCCCGGTGTATTATACAATATTATACAACAGGTAAAAGACGATGAAAGCAAGAAAATACAAAGTTGATCAATGGGTTATCTACAGCGTTAGGGCGAAACATCCCGATGATGATCAACACAGCTTAAAAGCTGTTGTTTTAAATATTCGCCCTATAGAAGATTATTATGATTATGAGATTTACATTGAAGAAATGAAGAAATTTAAAAAAGTTAGAGAAGAACACCTTTTTCCGTTGAAACAATTTTAAAACATGTTATACTGGACTTGATTAAAAAGATATGCACAATTTAATACTATTCGATGTTGATGGAACCTTAACAGAATCTCGTGAACATCTTAAGACCAAAATGCTAAAAGCCCTCCGAGCGCTTTGCAGGCATGCCGAAATAGGATTTTTGACTGGCAGCGGTTTAGAATATATTAAAGAACAGTTGTGGCCGGCCCTTAATGACCCGATTATTAAACATAACTGTCACTTGCTCCCATGCAACGGTACCGAATACCTGATTACCGAGGGAGATGAAGAAATCATATTTAATCCTATTTCAAAGGCCCTCATGGAAGAAGAGATAGGTTCTGGGATGCTCCAAGAATTAATGAAGTTACTTTGCGAACTGCAAGCCCAGATTGTGAATGAGTATAAAATACCTTTGGCCGGCGGTTTTATCCAAAATCGCCAATCAATGATCAATTGGTGCCCTATTGGGAGAACCTCTCAAAAGGATGCTCGACAGGCATTTAAGATTTTAGATGACAAGCTCGGTATCCGCCGAAAGTATTTTGATATTTTAAACGCAGAGATGAAAAAGCAGAAGATTAGTCTTATATCAAAGCTTGGCGGCGACACCTCTTTTGATATTTACCCCCATGGGTGGGATAAGACGTATGCGTTAAATCATTTTAATGAAAAAGAGTGGAACTTTTGGTTTGTAGGAGATCGATGTTACCCCGCGGGAAACGATTACGAAATCTTTGAACACCTTAAGGAGACCGGGCGCGCCTTTGAAACGTCGGGCCCCCAAGAGACATTAGAGATAATAGATTTCCATATTTTAAGAGATATGGTATAAGGACAAATAAAATGGCAGTAGATACAAATGATAAAGATAAAAGACCAACAGTGATGGTTTCAGGTGGCTTTGATCCAGTGCACGTTGGACATATTCGAATGATCAGAGATGCAGCACAATACGGAGATGTAATCGTTGTAGCAAACTCAGATCAATGGTTACACAACAAAAAGGGTTTTGTTTTTATGGAGTTTGATAAGCGCTCCGAGATCCTTAGTGCGATTAAAGGAGTGATTGTCGTTGACTCGGTTGATGATACAGATGGAACAGTATGCGAAGCAATCCGCCGACACAAACCTGACTTTTTTGCTAATGGTGGAGACCGCGGGAAATCTAATACTCCGGAGCAGTCAATATGTGAAGAGATGGGAGTTGAGCTTTTGTGGGAAATCGGTGGAGACTATAAAGCCGACGCCTCATCAAACCTTGTGGAGCGATTTAGAAAAAATACAGAAAATAACGATGTAGCCCCTCAAAGAACCAAAGTTAAGCACTCTAGGCGCTAATCCAACTCCGATGTATTAAACAACTTAATGACTTATGGAAAAACTATTTATGGGATTTTAGTTGACAAATCTTTCATATAAGGTTAAAGTAAGTAAAGAATAGGAGAAAAACATGTCTGTTGTAAAAAGACTAAAATCACTAAAGTTACCAGAAGACGCTATGGTAACTCTCACGTATGAAGAAGGTACTGACGTATTTGTTCATAATGAAACTGAAGTTGAGGATGCGATGAACAACACGAGTGTTATTAGTGAATATGCTGCCCTCATCGCACATAGTAAGCTAGATGCCCGCAATCGATGGAATGGGAACGTCCTTCAACATCTGCGCGCTCAAGACTATCTGGAGGAGTATGAGCGAGGCACATACGGCTTTGAAGAGTTCCTGACCGCAACATTGTCAGAAAACTTCTACGATCACGAATTGATTGGATATTCAACTGAGAAGTATGATTACAAGCGCGGCTTTACCACCTTAACTGCTGCCGTTGAGATTCCGGTATCAAATTTTGTTGAAGTTGACCCATTCGTGGCCGGCTGGACTATTTCTGTGAAAACAGAAAATGGTACTTTAAGTTTTGATGTTTAATGCTTACTTGTGCGCTTTAAGTGCCCTTGGTGGGGTGTAGTTCAATTGGCAGAACGTCGGACTGTTAATCCGGAGGTTGTTGGTTCAAGTCCAGCCGCCCCAGCCACTTTGCGGGAGTAGCTCAGCGGTAGAGCCCCACGTTGCCAACGTGGATGTCGCGAGTTCGAATCTCGTCTCCCGCTCCATTTTTGCACTGAGCCCATAGTTACTTATATGGAAGCAGCGGCCGAATTAATGGTTTTAGCAATGGCGATGTTTTTAGCCGCCTTTTTTTGCCTAAGAGTTCTATGTTTACCACACGCAACACCTGTTATTGTAGACAAGGCTTATGAAGCTGAAGAAGCAATATACCAAGAACGATAAGGTTCTTGTAAAAACGTTTGCGGGCCCAGACGTCTGTGTAACACTCAAAGAAAGATATATTGCCTCTAAATCCGAACTCCAACTTGGAGTAGACGGCTGGGACGCACAAATTTATAAACAAAAAGATGTTGAAAAGTTACGCAAGTGTGGTGTACCATACACAAAGGGCGAAAAGCCAATGGTTTTTGTGCCTGATCGGCAAATAATCAAAAAATGCTAACAGTCTGATACATCATACTAGTTATAGACACAAAGGGAAGGCATGGCTACCAAAAAGAACTATGTGCTCGACACGAGTGTGTATTTAACCGAAGCTAGTTCCGTATTGAAGTTTGGAAGAAACGATATTTTCGTACCGCTTAAAGTGCTAGAAGAGATCGACGGACATAAGAAGCGCCAAGATTCCGTTGGCGCCAACGCACGCCACTTTGTTCGAATTTTAGATGAATTGCGTACCAAAGGATCGCTTGAAAAAGGCGTAAGGATCGACAAGGGGCTTGGGATATTAAGGGTCATGTCTTATAGTTGTCTTAAAGAGGCTATATTTCCTCCTGATTTAGATATTCGTCACCCCGACCATGCTATAATAGCAACGGCTAAAGCTGTTCAGATAAATGAGCCTGAAAAGAAAACAATCTTGGTCTCTCGTGATATTAATATGCGAGTTATCTGTGATTCAATTGGCATGCCGGCCGAAGACTACACATCTGAAAGGGCCGTAAAATCTTCAGACGAATTATACAATGGATTTGTCATTCAATCAGTGGATGAACAAGTCATCGATCGCTATTATGATGGTGACGCTATAACCATAGCAGAAGATGAAACGGATGAACTTTGGTATCCTAACCAATATATAATGATGGTTTCCAACTCTAATGAAAAGAAATCAGCTTTGGCTAAATTTGAAAGCCACCACGCTCCTTTGAAAAAAGTAATCCATAAGAATATTCCTGATTGGAAAATAGAATCCCGCAATAAAGAACAAGCATTCGCAATTGATATGTTAATGAATCCCAACATTAAGATTGTGTCCCTTGTTGGGCGCGCCGGCTCCGGAAAAACTCTTATGGCCGTAGCTGCTGGGTTACAACAGACAATAGGATTACGCTCGGACGAAAACCACTATGATCGTTTGATAGTCTCAAGACCGGTCCAACCTCTTGGGAAGGATATTGGGTTCCTTCCCGGCACCATGCAAGAAAAGATGTTGCCATGGCTGATGCCAATTCAAGATAACTTAAAGTTTTTAATGGGAGATAGAACTTCATTGGAAATGTATATGGATAAGGGAAAGATTGAAGTAGAGGCGTTAACGTACATTAGAGGGCGTTCAATCGCTAACGCGTACATTGTCATAGACGAGGCTCAAAACCTCACCAAACACGAAGTAAAGACGATTATCACCCGTATTGGAGAGGGTTCGAAGATAATACTCACAGGAGATATTGAACAAATCGATAATGTGTATGTAAATGAGACTTCCAACGGTCTCGCCCATGCTATTGAGAAATTTAAAGAGTATCCAATAGCCGGCCATGTTACATTTCGAAAAGGCGAGAGATCTGAGTTGGCAACGCTAGCGTCTAAAGTTTTGTAAATTTACAAAGACGAAGATACGTGCTATAGTCTATATACGATAGCTAAAAAGGTCTATTACAATGTCATATTCAGAAAAAGTTCTTGATCATATGGAGAATCCTCGCAATGTTGGAAGCATGGATAAAGAGTCCCCGAACGTTGGAACGGGAATCGTTGGTGCACCCGCATGTGGTGATGTGTTAAAGCTGCAATTGAAAATTAATGATAATGGATTGATCGAGGAAGCCAAGTTTAAAACTTTTGGGTGTGGTTCTGCTATCGCCTCTAGCTCTTTAATCACCACCATGGTAAAAGGTATACATGTAGACGACGCCATGGAAATTTCTAACTTCGAAATAGCGAAAGAGCTATCACTCCCCCCAGTTAAAATACATTGTTCAGTATTGGCTGAGGATGCAATCAAAGCCGCTATCCATGACTGGGAAGCTAAACAGGACGATACAAAAGATGAATAGAGAGGCCATACAAGATTTTGTTGATGAAGATATTAACCCAGCACTCTCCATGCATGGTGGCCATTTAAAAATTGTGTCGGTAGACGACAAGGGCCTTGTTGAAATTGAGTTAAGCGGTGGCTGTCAAGGATGTGCCTCAGCCAGCGAAACTGTAAAAACTGCAGCTAGCGAGTTGATGAGGAATAAATTCCCCGGGATAACAGATATTAAAGATATTACTGATCATTCCGCAGGAGAGGATCCATACCACAAATGATTACTGTAACTGAAGCAGCCAAAGATAAGATAAGAACTATAATGGCAAAAAGGCAAACCCCAGGCCAATATTTGAGAATAGCCCTGCAGGGTGGTGGCTGTTCGGGATTTATGTATAGCTATGATTTAGTATCAGAACCAGATGAAAAGGATAAGATATTTGAATTTGACGATGTAAAAATTTGCATTGATATAAAGTCGTATTTATTTTTAAGTGGAATGGAAATAGATTACGAAGAAGATTTATTAAAGTCGGGATTAGTATTCAACGCACCGCAAGCTAAACGCACATGCGGATGCGGAGAATCAATATCATTTTAAAAAATAGGAGAAAAAATGAGCGACACACCAACAACAATCACCGAAGAAGCGGTGCACAACAACCCTATATTATCAATGGTTGTAGAAAAAGATTCAGATTTGAAAGAATATCTGGTACAATATGTGGGAACCAAATTGGATAAAGAAGAAGTGACTGTAGAAATGATTACGGAAATACTTGCGGTTGAGTTCCCAGAGTTTATGTACTCCATGGCCGAAGAAAACTTTCTCCTAGGCTATAAACAAGGATTAGATGATGCTGAGAAATTATATAATAGAAAAACAGAACCAACTGAAGAATAAAACTGTGGATTTTTACACCCCGGGTGGACTACATGTTTTCTTTCAACATCCCGTAGAAGGGGTAGATGTAGAAAAAGTTATCGACAAAGTGGAGATGATGATCCCACACCATCTCTTAGACGAGGTGGAAATGATTATTTTTGGATGGTTTGACGAATTTGAAGAGAGATCTATAAATGCATTTTATGATGATAATGCGTTATATATTTCTTATCTGCAAGAAGGTGAAGAAGATCTTTACGACGATATTGTTCACGAGATTGCCCATTCGCTGGAAAATGCGCACGGATATCAGATATACGCAGATGAAAAGATTAAAGAAGAGTTTCTGCGAAAGCGGAAACACTTGCATGACATTCTGTGGAACACAGGATTCAAAGCACCTATATCTTTTTTTGAAAATACCGAATACGATAAAGAGTTCGACAAGTTTTTGTATGAGAAGATAGGGTATGACAAACTCGCAACGCTTATGCAGGGATTATTTGTGAGTCCGTATGCTGCAACTTCCCTAAGAGAATACTTTGCGACAGGCTTTGCAGAATATTATCTGGATTCCAACCATAAGTTCTTCAATCAGGTTTCCCCGGCGCTGTACGAGAAGATAGCCTTTCTACAAAAAATAAAAAATCTTGACTTTGATGCCTGATTGCGTTATACTACCTTAAACACATTAGGAGTTACTGTGCCTCATATATCTTATTCGGAATTAAAAGATTGGAAATTCTGCGCTTTTTACCACAAGCTTACACGCGTGGATGGCATTGACGGGTTCAAGGGGAATGAATATACCGCCTTTGGATCTGCCATTCACTCCGTTTGCGAAAAGAAACTACTCCAAGAAGAACTGACAGATGATTTTTTTGTTACAGAGTTGGAAAAGAATATAGCGTCTTTAAATGAAGTAGAGATTAACGATCAACTTGTCCATCAAATGATGGGTCAGGGAAAGAAGATAATTCCCGAAATAGATGACGCGCTGGAAGAATACTTTGAAGAATACGAAGTGATGGCCGTCGAAATGCCGTTAATGGAAAGTATTGACGGCGAAGAAGAATACAAATTCAAAGGTTATATCGATGCGATAGTCGCAACTCCCGATGGAAAAGTACATATTTTTGACTGGAAGACATGCTCGTGGGGATGGGATGCCCGCAAACGCGCCGATCCCATAGTCACTTATCAACTTACTTTATACAAAGAGTTCTTTTGCAAAAAAATGGATATTGATCCCAAGAACGTAGAAACGCACTTCGCACTACTTAAGAGAACAACCAATAAAAACCACGTGGAGTTTTTCCGAGTTACGAGCGGACCAAAAAAAACAGAAAATGCGCTTAAACTTTTAAACACGGCATTATACAATATCAAGAACAGTCGATATATTAAGAACCGACTTTCTTGTACGGGCGGTTATGGCTGTAAATTTTATAAGACAGAACACTGTCCATGAGGAATAAATGAATAAAAAGAAAATCTTGGTCCTAGCTGACCATCCACTTTCACCTTCGGGTGTTGGTACACAAACTAAATATATGATTGAAGCCCTGCTTAAAACCGGCCGCTATAAATTTATTTGTTTAGGGGGCGCCATGACGCACAATGACTATAATGCGGTCAGAGTAGACCCATATGGCGACGATTGGGTTATCTATCCTGTTGATGGGTACGGAAATCATGAGATTATTAGATCGTTGCTAGCAAAAGAGAAACCAGACGTACTTTGGTTTATGACGGATCCCCGATTTTACGAATGGCTATGGGAAATTGAAAACGAAGTCCGCGCGAATATTCCAATGGTATATTATCACGTTTGGGATAACTTCCCAGCGCCACACTTCAATGGTAAATGGTACCGATCAAATGATCATATTGCCTGCATCTCTAAAGTTACGCATGCTATTGTTCAAGAAGTGGCGCCTGCGGTTGATTCAACTTATTTGCCCCACGCGGTACCGGCTACAATTTTTCACCCCGCCTCAACTCCAGAAGAGAAGGCGGAAGCAGTGAACGTTCGAAATCAAATATTTGAGGCAGACACAGAGCGAAAGTTTGTAAATCCTAAAAAGAAGATCTTCTTCTGGAATAGTCGAAATGCCCGCCGTAAACAAAGCGGAACATTGATCTGGTGGTTTAAAGAACTGCTTGATGAAATAGGACACGATAAGGCTACGTTGTTGATGCATACCGACCCTCGTGATCCACATGGTCAGGATTTACCTCATATTATCGAGCACTTAGGTCTTATCTCTGGCCAAGTTTTACTTTCCTCGGTTAAGATTCCACCCGAGGCCATGGCCAATATGTATCGCGCCGCGGATTATACGATCGGTATTAGTGACGCAGAAGGCTTCGGCCTATCTACTCTAGAGTCTTTGACTTGCGGCACTCCGATTATCGTTAATATGACCGGCGGCCTGCAGGAACAGGTTACAAATGGAAAAGAATGGTTTGGGTGGGGGATCCAGCCGAGCAGCAAAGCCGTAATTGGTTCATTACAAGTCCCCTATATTTACGAGGACCGCATCGGCCAGGAAGACTTTAATCGTGTGATGAAGAAGGCATTAGCCTTAAGTGCACCAAAATACAAAAAGATGAGCGAAATGGGCTTGCAACATATAAAGAATAACTATAACTTTGAAGACTATGAACAAAATTGGATTAATCTCATGGATAATATTGTTGAGAAACACGGCTCCTGGGAAAATCGCAAAAATCATAGACGATGGCATTTATTGGAGGTGGCATAATGCGTAAAACAGTTGTACTGAGAGGCCCGGTCCTCACTAGATCTGGCTATGGCGAACAGGCGCGATTTGCACTGCGCTCGCTCCGCAGTAGAGAGGACATCTTTGATATTTATATTCATCCTCTGCAGTGGGGGCATACCAGTTGGCTACACGAAGATAATGAAGAGAGAAAATGGATGGACACGAAAATTGAGCAAACAATCAGTCACGTCCAGAATAACGGGACGTTTGATTATTCGGTTCAGGTAACCATACCCAATGAGTGGGAGAATATTGCAACCAAAAATATAGGTTACACAGCAGGTATTGAAACCACCAAAATCGCACACGAGTGGATTCAAAAGGGTAACGAGATGGATTCCATTATTGTGGTTTCTAATCATTCTAAAAACGTTTATGAAAGTACTCATTACGAAGCAGTGGTAGAACAAACAGGCGAGCCCGTGACCCTAAAGAACACAGTCCCCATCACCGCAGTTAACTATCCAGTAAAGACTTATGAAAACTTAGAAGAACCAGAGTTGAATTTGACGACTGATTATAACTTCTTGTGTGTGGCCCAATTCGGGCCCCGCAAAAATCTAGAGAACACTATCAAGTGGTTTTTAGAAGAATTTAAGAACGATTCGGATGTTGGTCTTGTGGTCAAAACTAATATAGCAAAAAACTGTTCCGTCGATCGAGAAGTTTGTTATGCACGCCTTGCTAATACTGCAAAGCAGGTACCTGATCACAAATGTAAACTATATTTGTTACATGGAGACTTAACAGACGAAGAAATGCATTCAATGTATATCCATCCAAAAATTAAAGCAGCGCTCTCTCTCTCACATGGTGAAGGGTTTGGGTTACCTTTGTTTGAGGCAGCTTATATGGGCATCCCCGTGGTGGCCACCGGGTGGTCCGGACAGCTAGACTTTCTCTGTGACGAAGAAGGCAAAAACAATTTCTATAATGTTAGTTTTGATATGGTCCCAATACCCGAAAATGTAGTTTGGGATGGCGTCCTTATTAAAGATTCTATGTGGGCTGTTCCTCGCGAGCAAGGATCTAAGACTAAAATGAGAGAATGTTACGAAGCAACAAAAGAGGGAGATGTCCAAAAACACAGGGAATATGCAAAAGAACTTGCTACCAGATTTTCTGAAGAAAAAATGTATAAGGAGTTCATCGATGCGATGGGTATTGATGAAGAAGAGTTCAATGTGGAAAGCTGGCTCGATGGTTTGGATATCGAAGAAATAGATTAGTGAAAATAATATTCATCGCAGATTTTTTTGTGGAACAAGTGCTTGGCGGCGGCGAGTTAAATAATGACGAACTTCTGCAAATATTGGTTGCTAATGGTCATGGTGTCATAAAGATGAATAGTCACAATTTGACTGAATCTTTTATAAAGAATAACAAAGACGCCCATTTTATAATCGCCAACTTTGTCAATGTGAAGCCCTACCTACTAGGGCATTTTTATGATAAAAAGTATATTATCTACGAGCATGATCACAAGTATATGCTTTCCCGGAATCCGGGTGCCTATCCCGATTTTAAGGCGCCCCCCGAAGCGCTTGTAAACGTTGAGCTTTATAAAAATGCACAAGCAGTGCTCTGTCAATCTCAGTTCCATCTGGAAATAATAAAGATGAATCTCCAGTTAGAAAATCTTATTAATTTGAGTGGGAACATTTGGTCTACATCTTCCTTGGATTTGATGTTGAGAATGTCTAAGAAAGAAAAGCAAGACATGTGTTCGATCATGCATTCTCAGATTCCTCACAAGAATACGAGAGAAGCGGTTATGTATTGCGAGCACACAAAAAAGCCATATAAATTGATATCTAGTAAGAATTACGAGTCATTTTTAGATCAACTAAGTGATAACCAAACGTTCATATTCTTTCCCCAGACTCCTGAAACCCTCTCTAGGGTTGTTGTAGAGGCTCGCATGATGGGGATGAGTGTTATCGTTAATAAAATGATTGGCGCCACGCGTGAACCATGGTACGAACTGAAAGGCAAAGAGTTGATTGAATATATGCATGCTAAACGAACTGCAATTGCGGATTTAGTGGCTAAGGCGGTAGCATGAACTTGATTCTTTCCTATCCGCGGAGCGGAAGCACTTTTGTGCGCTATATTATTGAACACTTTACGAAGCGCCCAACGCGGGGCCCACCTACTTCAACAAACCTTGTTGATAGTCCGCGCATTGAGAAATATAAAAATGAAAAACCCGTCGCTTTTAAGATACATGGAGAAGATGCCCTGCACCAAGAATATATCCATGCCATGCTGAAGCGCAATATACCTTTAATATTTTTGATGCGTAATCCAATGGAGATGTTTCCTCGCCACACCGGTCAAGAGAGAGCTTACACCATAGCTTCCGAACCTCCCGTCCCTCCTCTTTCTGCGGATATAGCGTATTTTTTTGAAAACATAAAAACGTATGAATTGTACGAAGGGAAAAAGCAAATCTTTTATTATGAGGACTTGGTAGAAAAACCCGCATATGTCATAAAACAGCTGTGCGAATTTTTGAACGTAGATACAAACGGCGCCGAACAGCGCAAGTTCATGGATAATTTTGAGGAACACTTTGAGAACAGCCGCAGCGCCTATAACGCAGACCAATCCGAAGACTCAGACCTAGTATTTTTCATGACTTTGGAGCCACCTGGTCCAGGTGGCCAAGGTACCTTTGTTCCCTATTCTCGGTTCCTTCAGCGGGGCAAAAATGCATCTGATAATCAGAAAATGCCCGGATTGGAGTGGAGTCCGGAGACAGATCTCGATGTATTTAAATTTAAACAGATGCGAATATACCAAGGCCACCCGGACGTAGAGGTGTTCGATGGCATACCTGAGCTTCATTGGCAATTCGCGCTCGCGCACGATCCTGCAAAACGGACTGATCCACAACACAACGGCATCCTCATCACGTATGAGATGGCAGAAGCGACCGCGGTCATCCCGACTACCCTTGAGACCAAAGGAACACACAGTGATGGAAAGACCATCGTTAGCTATTCTCTGAGATTAACCCCAAGACAACAAGAAAACTTCTGGAGCAACTTTAAAGAGCTTTGTGGTTCCGGAAACTGGGACACATGCGAGAGATATATGGATATCGAGTATGGGGAGGAGAAATGAGTATTAATCTTATTCTCTCTTATCCCCGAAGTGGCAGCACTTTTGTGCGCTATATTATTGAACACTTTACGCAGCGCCCCACTCGGGGGCCCCCCACATCAACCCATCTTATTGATGCGCCTGTTACTTCTATCGACACGAATAAAAAAACAATCGCCGTTAAAATACATGGAGAAGATGCCCGGCACCAAGAATATATCCATGCCATGCTGAAGCGCAATATACCTTTAATATTTTTGATGCGTAATCCAATGGAGATGTTTACGCGGCATACGGACATCGACCATACGCGCACAATCGTTCATTATCCGCGAGAAGAAATACCGCAAAATATAGCGTATTTTTTTGAAAACATAAAAACGTATGAATTGTACGAAGGAAAAAAGCAGATATTTTATTATGAAGACTTGGTAGATAATCCAGCCATTGTCATCAAACAGTTGTGCCAGTTTTTGAAAGTAGATCCGAGCGGCAAAGCACAACAAAAATTTATGGATAATTTTGATGAGCACTTCAAAAAGAGCCGTCATGTATATAACACGCACCAAGGTAGTCCATCCACGATGCTGTTGTTTCTTGGCATCGACCACTCTCGCATGCGAGACACCACCTCGATCGAGATGAGTACAATTGCCGAGTGGGCCAACACATTGCCCATCGCAGGCGAGCATCTCGGGATGGACACGGGCCCAAATAGACCTCCCATAACATTGGTCTTCTTTACTGCGTCCGGAAAACTCAATCCGGGGATAGAAGCGCTCACTCTTCCCCCTCTGGATGACAAAATGCTCGATTATGTCGCAACCCGACTGATCTCGAAGCGCTACGACACTTTTTGTGGCCCATCCCCATCTGCCCCCGCAGACGCCCTCTCCTGGTACGAGATTGCCAATCTTATAAAGAAAGTCGACGTCAGTGCCGGGCCCGGACGTTTCCTAAACCCCTCATTAATTATACACCACGGCAGAGAAGCCATCGAAAAACACGCCAGCCTTGCAGTTCGAATCCCCACCGATGAAATATATGGTGGAACCCGTAGTGATGGAAAAACCACCACGCGCTATGCTATAGAGTTGACGACCGAGCAACGCGCAAGATTCTGGAGCAACTTTAAGGAGTTGTGTGGTAAAGACAACTGGCACACATGCGAAAGATATATGAATATTGATTACGGGGCGCCAGCATGAAAGCGTACATACCAAAATACTCTAATTTTGCAGGTCGGTGGATATACGATGGATACGGAAGAGCATGGGAGAGCTTGGGCTTTGACGTCGCCGAGGAACTAACAGAAGATCCCGATGGGCTAACTGCCTTCACGAGTCAAATCCCAACCGGCAGAGAAAATTTGGAAGAAGAGTATGTGCTGATGTCGGTTGGAGAGAGTGTTTTGCAGAACCCTCCTTTGTTTTTAAAAGCGGCACAAAACAGTCACAAAACTTTTATACATGTACAGCCCCACACTTTTCCGGATCCTTGGGGTCGACACCGCAACTTTGTTTCTCGAATGCCTGATGATATTATAGAGGCACTAACGAGCCTACCGAATGTTCATTTGTGGGCTTTTTCTGATGCGGTAGACATTCCGGGCCATTACGACAAATGGAAGAAAGTAAATTGCATACCTCTGGCATTTGATTCTATAGGGTACCAGCCCGCTGCAGAGCCGAAATATAAACAGTTTGATGTGAGTTTTGTTGGCGGCTGGGCAAACAACGGATTCGACGAAAAGAGAAAGATAATCATAGAAACGTTCACAGCGTTTAAAGATTCAGGCCTTAAGTGTGGTTTTTTCGTAAACAAAAATCTCACACACCAGCAGGAGTGTGATCTCCTTGCCAACAGTAAAATAACTTTAAACATTCATGATGCTTACCAAAGAATCCTTGGTCATGACACGAACGAAAGAACATTTAAATCTTTAGGATTAAATGGCGCTTTAGTCTCGGATTCTGTAGGACAGTTGAGTAGATTGTTTCCAGACATAAAAACATCTTCAGATGCACAAGAGATGGTCGACTTCGTAAAACAGCTTCTATCCTTGTCCGACATCGAACTGAGCGCCGTAAAACAAAAAAACAAGCAAGACATCCTAGACAATCACTGTTATACTAATAGAGTGGAGGCCCTGTTAGCCTTATGAGGCCCAAAGTAACGATCATTATACCATGTTATAACTCGCAAAAGTGGATAGAAGAGTGTGTCACATCCGCTCTCACACAAACCTATGAAAATGTAGAAGTGATTGTGGTCGATAATGAGAGTACGGACGAGAGCGTTAAGATATTAAAAGAAATACAAGCACATCATCCCGATCTTATTCTATCTTCGGCAGAAAACATTTACCCAAACTGTTGGGATGAAGCCCGGGCAACGGGATACCGGCTAATGACTGGGGAATATATGACGGTGATTGGTTCGGATGACTTAATGCATGCAGAATATATACAAAACTGTATGAAGATAATGCTTCAGGCGCCCAAAATTAAAGCTATTCAGAGTCCCGCCCGCGGCTTTAGTGTCAAAGAAGGCCGGAATACAGACACTGGGATGTTAACCAACAGTTATAGCTCAATGAAACAACTAAAAGAAGAACTGTTGAAAAAATGTATTGTAAACTCCCCCTCTGTGTTCTATAAGGCTAGTTTGTATCATGACGGCCTACTTAAGACGCTTCCGGAAAAGTACGGAGGTGCCGCAGATTATGATTTATACTGTCGCTTGGTTGATGATGGAGTGTTTATATATCCTGTACCAGAGTGGCTCGGCTTCTATTATAGATGGCACGACGAGCAGGCAACGTGGAAAGTCCATAAAGAAGCCATTAACTATGATAAAATGATACAAGACTTTTGGAGAGACAAGTGGAAAGAAAGGATTTAATAAAAAGAATATTAGACATTGCATATGAAAACAAGCTTTCCCACCTAGGAAGCTATTTTTCTAGCGTTGGCATCATCGATGAGATTTATGCGAAGAAAGAAGAAGAAGATATATTCATTTTGTCCGCCGGCCATTGCGCTTTAGCACTATATGTAGTGTTAGAAAAGTACTTGAACCACGACGCTAGTGTCTTATTTAAAAAACACGGTGGTCACCCTCACCGATGCGAAGAAGATGATCTCTATTGTTCCACAGGAAGTTTGGGTATGGGAATCACAGCTGCAGTAGGCAGAGCAATTGCCAATCCTGATCGCACTGTACACTGCTTGATTAGTGACGGAGAGTGTGCGGAAGGAAGTATCTGGGAAGCACTCCGATTTATTTATGAAAACAATCTGAAGAACATAAGGATATATGTTAATGTTAATGGTTATTGTGCATATGATACCGTAGATACACGCTACTTAGTCGACAGGCTAAAGGTGTTTCTTCCAAGTATCCATATCATTTACACTGAAGTGGGTGTTTTCCCATTTTTAAGAGGGCTGAACGCCCATTATCATGTTATGAGTGAAGAAGATTATAATTCAGCAACGAAAATTTTAAAAACAAAGGAAGTAACAGATGTTCAAATCCCCTAAATCATGGTTAGCCGATGGTGCCATGGTACAAGAGATCGTTGAACGCCTCAAAGAATGTGAAGGAAACTATTTGGAGATTGGTTGCTTTGAGGGGCACACCTTGAAAAGAGTAGCCAAGGCCGTTCCCGAAAGGATATGCTATGGAATAGATCCCTTTTTGGGAGATAGGTTCGTTGCACCTGCCGAGGTAGAGAAGGAAAATACTCAGTTTATACCGATGCCGGAACAGAAACAGAATCTTTATCAAAATATTAAAGAGCTTAACAATATATCTTTTCATGAAACCACAGCAGAGGAATTTTTATCCTCTCACGCTGATGAGGAACTATCTGGCTTAAATATTTCTGTAGTATTCATCGATGGCTCACATCACTATGAGTATGTGAGTATAGATTGGAAACTAGCACTTAAGGTTATTGGCCCAAAGAAGGGGTGTGTGTTGTTTGATGACTTTGGGGTTGAAGATGTACGTACAGCATTTCATGAATGTGCTGCTCATCTCGAAAAAGAAGAATATGGATATGTAGCTAGTGCACCGCCGGCCACTTCTACACGCAGCGAACGCATAGCAACTATAAAGGTAAACGTATGAGGCGCGATTTTGCAGAAAGACTACACTTGGAGATGGGTGAAAACAAAGATATCTTCCTTCTAACTGGAGATCTTGGTTATGGGCTTTGGGATCGTATTCGGATCGACTATGCCGATCGCTTTTACAATGTAGGTTCGTCAGAGCAGCTGATGTTAGGCATGGCAAGCGGCCTCGCCATGGACGGTAAAATCCCGGTGGTATATTCCATCACACCGTTCGTGCTTTATCGTCCCTTTGAATTTATTAGAAACTACGTAGACCACGAAAAACTCCCTGTCAAGCTTATTGGCGGAGGCAGAGATCGAGATTATGGCTATTTGGGTTTCTCTCACTGGGCCGAAGAAGACAAGAAGATCATGAGAAACTTTAATAATATTAAGACGATACATCCAAAAGATAGTGATGACATGAACCGAGATTTTAAATATATAATAGACAAAAAGACTCCTGTCTACATGAACCTTAAAAGATGAAAATACTTCTAACCATAAATAAAACATACCGCGGACAACCTGATAGCAGCCAGTGGTATGTGTGTGAGCCGCTCGAATCGCTCGGCCACGAGGTTGTCTTTTATGATACAGTGGCCGGCGATCCTGCCGGCAATACCTACGACCAAATTATTGAGACGTTTAAGCCTGAGCTTGTTTTTTGTATGCTTACGGGAGACAAAGCCATCGCACCCTATGAGCCGTGGAACGCGCTAATGAAAGAAACCCAAAGCGGCCGCACAAAAACATTCAATTGGTTTTGTGATGATACGTGGCGCTTTGACACCTTCTCTAAGATTGCGTGCCGTGCCTTCACAGTGTGTTCTACTCCGGAGAGAGATCACATTGAAAAATACAAAAACGAGGGGTATGATAATATTATTGTTGGAAACTGGCACGCAAACGCCAAATATTTTACCCCCACCGCTCTGGATACACGTAAGTATGCTTTATCCTTTATTGGTGCACCCACGCCCTCTCGGAGTCAGTTTTTTAACGATAGTAAGATTCCAGTAGAGTTTTTAACAGGCCTGTCACAACAGCAGTTGTTTGAGGCTCATAGCAATAGCCAAGTGGGAATAAACCTTTCGGTTAACGACAATGACCCCGACGGAAAGACTCAAATGAAACAAAGGATTTTTGAGGTGCCGGCCGGCGCCGGCGCGCTTTTAACTCAATATCATCCCGGTATAGAAGAATATTATGACATAGGCACGGAGATACTTACTTTTAAAACCCCCCAAGAGTTTGCTGAACAGGCAATCGCCCTAATGACCAACGAAAAAATGCTAAAAGAGGTTGCTGCAGCCGGTCACCACAGGTTTTTAAAAGATCATGATTCTAAAGTACGACTAGAAAGAGTATTGCAGGAGATTATGGCAATATGAACATTTTAATAACGGGCGCCCATGGCTTTTTAGCTAAAGAGATGAAAGATTATTATGAAGATCGAAAAGAGGTAAAGTTGTTTCTTACCGATCGTACGACTCTCAACCCTACTGATTTCTTAGATGTACAGAAATTTTTTAACGAAAACAAAGTTGATGTCGTTATCCACGCGGCCGTCCGCGGAGGAAAGAGAAATCACAAAGAACATGTAGAAGACATCTTCGATAATGTTAGTATGTTCCAGAATCTGGCATATTTTTCTGATAAGTTCAAATATATGTTCCATTTTGGATCCGGCGCCGAGTTTAATCGCACACTTCCTATTGATAATGCAAAAGAAACATCTGTTAATATCTCACTTCCCCCTGATTACTATGGACTAACAAAGAATATTATTGCTAGAAAGATAGTAAAAATGAATAGCAATATCTATAACTTACGTTTATTTGGATGTTTTGGAAGGCATGAAGAGTCTCAAAGATTATTTCGCTCATGTTATGATAAGCTTCGGCTTAATAAAGAGCCGACCATCTCTTATGACAAATATATGGATTATTTTTATGCTCAAGATGTAGGACGAGTGATCGATTTTATTATTCACGCCGATCACACTGTTCTCCCAAGAGATATTAATCTCTGTTATCCCGAGAAATATACCCTAAGTGAACATGTGGAAAGAATTAAACAATTGACAAAAGCAGAATCGCAGGTTATAATAGACCACGAAGAGTTAGGTAAGCCGTATACGGGTGAATCAATGACACTTGACTCATTAAATATTGACTTGATAGGTTTAGACAAAGGAGTAGACGAATGTCTGAAAAGTTGGAGCAAATCCTAGGACTAGTTTCCGAGTACATTACCGAAAAGCAGGAAAATGAAATATGGACACCCGGAGAAGACTGGATAGCCTATTCGGGCCCCATTTTCGATGAAAATGAATATCTTGTAGCTGTAAAGCAAATACTTGACGGTTGGATGATTTTTGGCAAAAACGCTCGCGAATTCGAGAAAAGGTTCCCCTCAAAACTAGGAAAGCTTTATGGCTCTCTTACTAACTCTGGAAGCTCGGCTAACCTATTGATGGTCGCTGCCACAAAGTCGCGACGTTTTGATAGACAGCTGAAAGATGGAGACAAAGTGATTACCCCAGTTGTTTGCTTTCCCACAACTATCAATCCTTTGATTCAGCATAATTTGGTACCAGTTTTTGTAGATGTTGAGCTTCCAAGTATTAACTTAGATTTAGACAAAGTAGAAGAGGCTCTAGAAGCAGACCCTGAAATTAAGGGGATCATGTTCGCCCACGTACTCGGCAATCCGCCCGATATGGACAGATTGATGGCGCTTGTCGAAAAATACAATCTTGTGTTTTTGGAAGATGCATGCGATGCGTTGGGTTCTTATTATGATGGCAAGAAGCTTGGCTCCTACGGAGACATGTCAACATGCTCTTTCTTTCCCGCTCACCATATGACAATGGGAGAGGGAGGATTCATTGCAACTAACAGTCTCAAAACCCGCACTATCCTTGCCAGCATTCGCGATTGGGGCCGTGCGTGTTACTGTAATACCATGAAGCCGGGCAATGTCACAAGTGAAACCGCATGTGGAAACAGATTTAAAAACTGGCTCCCGGGCCTCAAAGATGCGGTGTACGACCACCGCTATGTCTTCGATGAAATAGGATACAATCTCAAGCCTCTAGATTTACAGGCCGCAATGGGCCTACAACAGCTCGACAAGCTTCCGATGCTAGATAGTGCCCGCCGAGAGAACTGGGCCAAGCTAAGGGCTATATTTGAGCCTTATCAACAATATTTCCATATGCCGGTTGCTACGGAGAAGGCGGACCCTTGTTGGTTTGCATTTCTATTAACAATCAACGAAGATGCTCCTTTCTCTCGTTCGGATATAGTAAACCATCTTGAGGGCCTTAAAATTCAAACACGCTCGTACTTCTCGGGCAATATTTTGGCCCACCCGGGCTACGTGCATCTGGCGGAAGAATACGGTGATATGTACGAAGCATTCCCTAACGCCCAGTTGATTACCACAAACTCCTTCTTTTTGGGAACCTATGTGGGACTCACAGATGAAAAACTTGAATACATCAAAGAAGCAGTCGATGGTTTCTTTGGGGATCTTTAATGAAGCTTGTATATATTACCGGCTGTTTGGGTTTCATTGGCTCTTATGTAACGCGCCGCTGTTTAGAAAGAGGCTGGAAAGTATATGGAGTTGATAAGTGCACATATGTTGCTAATGAAGCTTTATTAAAAGAGTTCAATGATAGCTCCAATTTCACCTTTATAAAAGAGGATATCAAGGATCTTCAACACTTGTATGATTGTGACTATGTTATTAACACGGCTGCAGAGTCTCATGTGGGAAATAGTATTATCGATTCCCAAGAGTTTATAAACAGTAACATCATGGGGGTTCGTAATCTTTTAGATTTGATAAGAAACAAGCCCGTTAACTGCAACCGCCGGCCGATCTTTTTTCATTTTAGCACCGACGAAGTTTACGGAGACATTGTTAAAGGAGAACACATAGAAACGGACCTACTTCATCCGAGCAATCCATATTCAGCCGCAAAGGCCGCTGCAGACATGCTTGTTCTCGCATGGGCTAGAACCTATGATATCGAGTACATTCTTTTAAGACCCACCAACAATTATGGGATAGGTCAGTATCCTGAAAAGCTAATCCCATTGTCTGTTAAAAACCTGCAACGTGGTAAAAAGATAAGATTACATAATGCCGGCACACCGGTTCGCAACTGGTTGCACGCCGATGACACAGCCCGCGCCGTGATGACAATAATGGATTCCCAAAAAACTAATGAAATTTATAATGTTGCCGGCGGTTTTGAACAGAAAAACATAGATACCGTGATGAAGATCATGGAGGCGTTCTTTGGACACAGCTATTGTTGGGAAGACCATGTCGATTTTTCATATGAAAGAGAAGGTCAAGATGTTAGGTATGCTTTGAACGATGATAAGTTACGCGCCCTTGGTTGGAAGCCAGAGCACATCTTCGACGAAGAGATTGACTCCACCGTACAATACTATAAGGAGAACTTCATATGGTAATGCATAAGACTGTACTTGTTACAGGTGGTAGCGGCTTTGTTGGACGCAGATTGGCGCTACAACAGCCCTATTGGACATATCTCTCTTCAAAAGATTGTGATTTGACCGATTCTACACAAGTGAGAGAACTATACAATGATTTGAAGCCAGATGCGGTCTTACATTTAGCCGCCCGAGTGGGAGGCATCAAAGACAATATAGAAAATCAAGCAGATTTCTTTCATATTAACACTATGATGAATACAAATGTGGTTCATGAGGCCTACAAGGCTGGTATTGAACGTGTTTTGTCTACGTTGAGCACATGTGCTTTCCCGGAGAAGATGGAGATCTTCCCTTTTACTGAGAGCAGCTTCTATGACGGACCTCCTGCTAAAACAAATTTTTCTTATGGGATGACTAAAAGAATGCTGCATGTCGCGTCATGCGCATATAGAAACCAATATGGATTAAACTATTCTACGTTTTGCCCTTCTAATATTTACGGACCCGAAGATTACTTTGGTGCCGAAGCTTCCCACTTTGTAGCAGCCCTCGTTCACAAGACGTGGAAGGCAAAGCCCGGAGAGGCCATAGAACTATGGGGTTCGGGGATTCCTCTTAGACAACAACTGTATGTTGATGATTTATGCAAAATAATACCTGTTCTGTTGCAAAACCACAATAGTGACATGCCGGTTATTGTTGCACCCCCCGAGAACCTTTCGATTCTTGAACTAACGAGAACTTTAACTAAACAAATTGATAAAAATGTGAGATTATCATTTAATGGGAAGCTAGATGGTCAGTTTAGAAAGGATGGCTCAAATCAACAACTTACACATTTGATTGGGCCTTTTAAATTCACATCGTTCGAGGAAGGAATAATGAAAACATATAAATGGTATACGGAGAACCAACAACATGAACAATAAGCAAAAAACAGCACTAGTGACAGGGGCCACAGGTCAGGATGGCTCCTATTTAGTGGATCTGTTGTTGGATAAAGGCTACAATGTTGTTGCCTTGAAGCGACGCACATCTTTGATTAGTACCGATCGCATCGATCATATCTTTAATGATGCTGACAAAATATTAAACTTCTCGTTAGTATATGGAAACATGATTGACTCAGGGAACCTCCATCGGTTATTATTGGAATACCAACCTGATGAGATCTATAACCTAGCAGCACAATCGCATGTTAGGGTGTCCTTTGATACCCCAGAAGAAACAGCCGATATCGTAGCTATGGGCACTTTGCGATTGCTTGAAGCAGTCAGAAATATCTGCCCAAGCGCGCACGTATACCAAGCGTCATCTTCTGAAATGTTCGGAGATAACCCAGAGAACCCCCAGTCAGAAACCACGCGACTTATGCCGGCTAGCCCCTATGCTTGTTCGAAAGTCTTCGCACACAATCTGTGTCGGAACTATCGAGAAGGATACGGAATGCATATTTCCAGTGGTATTCTTTTCAATCATGAGTCTCCCCGCCGCGGCGAAACTTTTGTTACACGCAAGATTACGAAGGCCGCGGCCAATATTCGATTAGGGCGCCAAGAGAAGTTATTCTTAGGCAATCTTGAAGCTAAACGAGATTGGGGATTTGCCGGCGATTACGTCGACGCAATGTGGCTGATGCTACAACAAGAGATCCCAGATGATTATGTTATTGCTACAGGCGAGACACACACGGTAAAAGAATTTCTACACGAGGTGTTTAATTACGCCGGCCTAGATGTTGATAAACACGTAGAAATAGATGAAAGACTTTTCCGCCCCCATGAGGTTCCGTTGTTGTTGGGCGATCCCACCAAAGCAAAAGAAAAGCTCGGCTGGGAGCCACGTATTAAGTTCAAGGAACTCGCCCACATGATGTATGACGAGGATTTAAAAGCCATTGCAAAATAAAACGCATCCCATAGAAGTGGGCCATATCGTAAAATGGTGGACGCATTATAACGATGATATAGTTCACGAGGCCGGCCAAGGTCTTGTTTTGAACATCAACGAAATGGAATATCAATCAGTTGCTAGAGACAGTGTAGTCAAGTATAAAAACTTTGACGTATACAGATTTAAATTTAATGATATAATGTCTATAAATCAACAACATATAGAATTTTTAAAGGAGTAAAAATGCAGTTATCAAATCAAGCACTCGGGGCCATTATGATGGCACTACAAGAGTCACTATTAAATGAGTTGGATATCGTCCCTATTTTGAGCGGCTTTGAACTAACGGCTACAGATAAGGGCCTCGTGGTTAATAACCCACCCAGTGTACGTTTTAGTGATGAATCAGAAATCACCCCCGCAGATTTAGAAAAGCTAGTGGTCCGGTAATGCCCATCTTTGCTTATCATTGTGAAAGCTGTGATGAAACTACCAAGGTTATGCATCTTATCGGAGAAGACCCGTTGGCTTGTCCAAAATGCGAAAGCATCGACACTCTGGTAAAATTGCTTAACAAACCCTTTGTTACAAAAAACAAAGGCGTAACGTCCTCCCAAACGGGAGAATTGACTAAGAAATTTATTGAGGAAAATAGAAAAATCTTAGAACAACAAAAGAAAGAAGTGAAGGAAAGAAGCCATGACGACTCTTGAAATAATCCTTTTAGTAATACTTTTAGTATCAGCCGTGCTTAATATTGGTCTTATATATTATGTTCGCACTGCAATAATTCGTCTTTTAAGCATTTCGGAAGAAATGTACGATTTTAAGGAAATGGTAGATTCATTTGCCACTCATATTGAAAACGTATATGAACTGGAAATGTTTTACGGCGATGAGACGTTAGGCGCTCTTATGGAGCATGCCCGATCTTTCAACGAACAGTTGGAGACATTTGAATATATTTACGGATTAATAGAGGAAGATGCCGAACCAGAACCCGACAGCGCCGAAGACGAAGCGCCGTAAGAAAAATCATTATTTTACCAAAGATCACGAAAATGCGATCATACGCTACTGCATAACTAATTGCACACGCGAGCGCACTGATCTCTACATTAAGTGGATAGAGCCAGCATTTAATGAAATGGTGGATAAGATTGTTTTTACGTATAAGTTTACTAACTTACCCAACATAGATTCTCTCAGAGACGAATGTAAAATTTGGCTCATGACAATCTTGGACAAATATGATCCCAATAAGGGTTCAAAGGCCTTTTCTTATTTTAGTGTTATCACTAAAAACTGGTTTATTCACAAAGTAAAGAGGCAGCAGAGAAAGAATAGAACAGAAGTTAACTTTGATAATTTAGCTAAGAATTATGAAGAACGCTACTTATCAACCACTGAGTCATATCTTAGCGAAAGAGAGGAGAATGAATTTTGGCTTTTGTTTTATAAAGAATTAAAATCATGGGACACTACGCAGATGAAGGAAAACGATCTGAAGGTATATCAGGCGATTTGTGTTCTTTTCGATTCTAAAGATGAAATTCAAATTTTTAATAAAAAGGCTATTTATTTATACCTTCGCGAGATTACCGGTTTAAACACTAAACAAATCGTTAACTCTCTGAAAAAGTTTAAAAAGAAGTATTACTTCTTCACACAAAATTGGAATAATGGCGCGCTATGAGTAAAAACGATCTGGATTCATTGATTAACGAGGCCTTGGATAACATCCGCGGCGATCGCAAAGCTGCGCGTGAGTTTCTGAACGAGATAGCAAACTGCATCGTAGCAGCCCCCGAACAGAATAAGTATCTTAGCCCGGTTGCGGCAAAACATATAGAAACCCTGCAGCGCTCCAATGAGCAACTAGTGAAGATTATTTCTATCCAAAAGAAAGACCATGAAACATCTTTTGAGCTTAGTGACGAAGATAAGGACAGTATTTTCAACCTCATTCAAGGAGAACCGGCCGATGGCTAAAGACCTTATATCCTTTGCTGACCTAGTGAGCGGCACCGGCGGCATCGACGCGCTGGGATCTGCCATCAGGAAAGCGGCAGCACCCAGCGATAAGTTTACGGGAAAGAATACTTTTAAAGCTCGGATTCTTCGTCGTCTTGGCTCCGGCCAAGAGATGGATCCACAAGTCATGCAAAACATGCAAGGACTACCGGCGGGAGAGCAATCTCGCCTTCGGGGAAAGGGATATCAGGGTTATTATATTCAGATCTTGGAAGACTCGCCACATGCGTTCTTGCCAGATCCTTGTCCACAAGGAGAGGCCGCCACGGCAAATGTGGGGCACAACCAACTTCTCCAGTCAATGTATACGACCGCTCTTTATTCCGGAGAAACCTTGTATGGGGGATGTGAAGTATTGGTTCGTATGGAAAAGAAGGGCTTTTCTTATGACACTGATATTGCTTATATCGTGGACATCATTGGCTCAAATGTAGCACGCAATCGCCGACAGGGCAATAGATGTGCACAGCCGGCATCGAGCGCTTATGGAAACAAGAATGCAAGCCCACACGCCATGGGAGTTCCATACGCCGGCCAAAGCGCCGGCGGCGACCTATTAGCGTTTATTGGTAGCGGCGAAGGCACTTATAACTCTATGAACCAAGGCACAAGCGGCGGCACCATTATAGGGAGCACCCATAACGCGTCCACCATTTTACCTAAAAATCTTACCGAAATGACAATCGCTGAGGTTCTGCAGCACCAAGCAGCCCACTCGTCGATAAAGGGAACGAGCGGTACCCCGCCCGTCCTCTTTGCAGCAGGAAGATACCAGATTATACCCGTAACCATGTTGCTTGCGCTAGCGGAAACCGGCATTTCACGCGATACCTTATTCAATGCGGCGACCCAAGATAAGTTGGGAAGCGCCCTCCTTTACGGTACTAAGAGATCAACACTAGCAGGATACCTTCAGGGGAGACACGACAATATTGAAGCAGCACAGTTAGACTTAGCTCGCGAATGGGCCTCTGTGCCCAGTCCTGGACCATGCGCTAGCGGGGGCAACAACTGCTCTGGACGCTCATATTACGGCGGAGCGAATAAAGCTTCACAGCATCACAATAATGAAAAAGTACAGAAGGCCTTGCGCGCAGAACGCGAAAAAAACATCGCTACCGCCGCTGCAGCAGAAAGCGAAAGGGAAGAGAACATGCGTGCACTAGGCATGATAAGTTAAAGAGGAAAATATGACAACTAAAATTTACGACAACAAAAACAAAGAAAACAAACCATCAGAAACACCACCCACTGCCCAACAGAGAATAGACTCGGGCCAGAGGCCTCAATATGCCGAGAACGGACTTTTCCATAGCCCGATTGCGGTACAAAATATTCATTATAAGGTAGCCCCCAACGAAGAGATCCTTCAAAATGAGGGCTCTTATATAGTTTTGGGCACCGATCGACCCGACGCTGCCGCCTCGGGTTATGGAGCGATGGGCTCTAACCGCGCCAACTCTATTGATTTGGTGGTTGGGCGCATGGCAAATGCCGGAAAAGGTGAAGGCCCTCCCGGTCAAGAAGGTGGTACTGCGTATGTTGACAATTCTATGTTTGCTGACGCCGCAAGGGTTCTTATAAATCAACTAACTGACGTTGACAAGAACTTTGGTTTGGCAGCCGGCAACACAGGCCCATCCAAAGCCCGCGCCTCTATTGCGGCAAAAGCCGACACTATTCGCCTAATTGGCCGCGAAGGTGTCAACATTGTCACGGGCGAAGCTCTGGATCCCGATGGTTATGGCTTAACTGGAGAGACTAACTCTCTGGGTGGGAAAATTTCAGTAAGGGCACCTGAAATCAATCTTATCGCGGGCAACCACACTGGTACATATATTACCTACGGCGGTATTTATCATCCTCTCGAAAAAATTCGAAACCTGCAGCCCGCAGTGAGAGGTGACTTATTGCGAGATGCACTGCTTGAAATAACCGACTGCATAGAAGACATCTTTGCCTCTTTGTTCGTCATAGGTTGGACATCGATGATGCATAACGCTCTAAACGCATTCATGTTCCCCTACCCAATGTGGCCGGGATCGATGGGCAATGCGTCTTCATTCCTCACGCAGAACTTGAATTGGGTAATAAATGCTAACTATCAGGCCCGCATCAACATGAACTTTATCCAGTTCAACTATATGAATGTGGGCGGATATAAGTACATTTGTAGTCGGAACGTAAACATAACTTAGGGTTTTAACATGGCAGAATATACGAAAGCTAGCAAAAATTTAACAATGGTACCGACTCCGGAACTGGAAGCTCCCGACGGTCAGTCTCCGTATTTACCGTTCCAAGATAAAAATGGTGATGGCATGCCTGATATCTGTGGCGACGTTACACCACCGGTTAAAGTTTGTAAAAGTTGTATTCCCAACCCCTACACCATTGTCTCAAACTGGCGAGACATGCAATCAGGAGTCCCTCGTATAAATGAAAAGAACTGTATGTATGAAGTGCAGTTAACGACCCCCAGAACAACCACTGGATATAACGCTAAAATGACCGACGATGAGGCCGAAGCGGCCCTAAAGGAAATCTGGGAGTTTCATGCACCGGGCACGATTCAACAAATGCTTGAGTATCTTCAGAAAGATGATTCTCAAGAAAGTATTGATAAGATCTTAGCGGTTGTACAATATACTGACTTCTACATGGATCCGCGCCCACGATCACGACTTAAACTGCTTTATTCTGTAGACTACGACGATGTATTGGCCCTCCCTGATTTAGAGAACGACGACGATGCAGCCGACGAAGAGCCCATAGACAAAACAGACATAAAAGTTTCGATTAACGCTTCGATGTTGAATGTCACGGCTCTTAAGCTTCGCAAAGGTCTTGATCTATATAATAGGTATTTGAAAGTATATAGAGCTACAGAGGGCGGCAACTTAAAATTTAAAGAGAGCGACGTGATTTTTAATCTCGGAGAATATGGCGACGATGGATTTTTTGGTTCGGGCGCTGTAGCGGATCTTGTTGACGAACTGGATTCGTGGCTTGATGCGCGAGGCTTTACCCTCAATGTTAGTTTCGGGGACTTCTTTAGTTCGGATGCAATGGTCACCAAACTAGATTGTGTTTTCACCTACGATTATAAAATCAAAAAGATGAAAGTATATACCGCAGGCTGTTTGGATAGGCCAAGAAGAACGTACGGTAAAAAACGATTGGCATCATTGCGCCGCCGCTCAACTTGGCGAGATAAAACCGCGGTAGCTTATTTTGCCAAGCAAAATGATATGGTCCGTGATCTCGGCTCCCGCGTACCGATTCCGTGGATTGAATTCTTAACCAAATATACTTATCCGGAAATTTACGACTTTAAGCCAGAAGGACCCATGGGCTCCCCCACTATCAGTGATTGTATAGCCAATAACCTCGAAAACGAGTTCAAAGAACTTGGCCAAGATATTTTTGATGAAGTATTCAGCTTGGGTGATGCTATTGCTAAGGCCTTCCATGATTCGTTGTGTCGCTCCAATCCAGACGAGGTTGACAAAGACTTTGGGGAAATGGGCCTTAACGCCGCGGCAACCTTTGCAGACGCATTCAATATGGAAACTATGGCAGAGTTCCAATCATTCTTTACGGTAGATGAGAAAGATCCTATCTTCGTTAACATGTGTAAAAAGATATTAGCCCCGGCCGGCAGTGTCGCCGGCGCCGTTTTAGGCTGCAGCGGCGGTGGCTTTGGTCTGGCCGGCATGGATAGCTTATATAGATACGGCCTAGGCCCTCTTAAAAATTGCGGATTATTTGACCTGTTATTCGAAGCAATGGAGTGCTTATTTAAGGGCCTCAGCATGGACGAAGCGCTTGGTCGAATTGTCCTGTCGGCACTAAAAGCCATGGGCGTTGAGGACTTTGGCGAGTTATTTGTTGGTCTTCCTGATGACAAGAAGAGAGAACTTGACGCACTAGTCAAAAAGAATCTTGCGTCAGGGAAGAGTTTTGGAAGATTAGGAGATGACCCCTCTCCACGCAAAGAGGCCGCACCGTTCTGGGGCGGCTATAATTTAAAGCGCCCATGGGAAAATGAAGAATACATGGCCCAACAAAAAGCCAACGCGCGCCCGGGCCCCCACGGCAGCACTACATCAAAGACTCCGGCGACCCCGGGCGAAAAGAGAACATTATCGGCAATGCTAGCCGGCCCATCCGATCAACAAAAGGGAGAATTGGATCCCAACATAGTGCTCGAAGCTTATATATTGGGTTTGATCGAGGTGTACGAGGGCAACTATCTAGTATTACTAGATCAGTTAAGCAACTTCCCCGGCGCGCAACTGATTTCCGCAGTTATCGCTCTTCTTGATTGCCCCGCTCCTCCTCTCTTTAATCCCGGTATTGATGATTTTATCAAGAGCCTTGGGTTGCCGTTCTGTCGTGATCCCATGGATGTCGTTGCCATTCGCTTCGAGAATCCTTTTAGAGCATGGCCTAAACTATCTGACATTCTGGGGCTCCTCTTTGCGCTTCTAAAGTGTCTCCTCAAGATGCTCATCCTGAAGATCCTCCTAGCTATCTTGGGTAAAATTTGCGAGATTATTGGAAATGCGATCTGTAAGGCACTCGAAACAGTGGGGGCGGTGGCAGGCTCACTACCCGAGATTCTCAGCGGCCGCGAAAGTCTAGCTGGGGTTATTAGAGATACTATCTGCGGGCCTTCTGCCTCGGACAAACAGGTAGAAGACACCGTTGTTTCACTGGTAGACCAGCTTGGTATTGGCGGTGCAGCCTTGGCCGACAGAGAGAAGGCGATTAGTTTCTTTGCTGATACTATGAACACAATGACGCGCGAGGAAGTCTTTACATCGTTCATCGATCCGACGGGCATGCCGGCCCACGCCCGCGATTTGGTAGACAACATTATCGAGTTTGATTACCCCGAATATCGCGATGCCTTCCCCACAAAGTCATCCATTGCCAACTTCTATAGGAATGTTGGACTCTTAATCCCTGTTGAAACGCGAAGCCAATTGCAGTCGATGTTGGAACAGTATCCAGAAGAAGCCGGAGAGCCAGCCAACCCATCGATGTGTTCGACGCCGGAAGAGCTAGATCTATTCAACGCTCAGCGGTGTGCTATTTTAGAAGGCCGCATGTCCCCGGCACAATGTGAAGCATTAAATGCAAGTGCCAAAAATCAACTACTTGAAGATTTAGATGATGTTGCCAATGTCCTCAACAAGGGTGTATCCAATCTTGTAGAAGAATTGATGCCACCAGTATTTTCTGATCCCGGGTGTGACAATGGGATTCTTCCCCATACACCTGATGAAATTTTACAAACGGCTAACATGGTCCTCGACAGCAACATGAAATACATGGAAGCCACGTTTGCGGCCGATATGCTTGGCGATGGCGGATTCAGCCTTTTCAATAACCACGAAGATTGGGGATTCCTCAATATGGTCCTTTCGGATACTTATGGAAACCCATGGACTGTCCATCAAGACAAGACCGCCAACGGCGCCGAATGGGTTTCCTATTACGGAGAGATCTCTGACGAAGAACCATTTGGTCCCCCAGACCCCCCTGCAAGTCCGTGGAAAATCCCTATCTGGCTTATTGCGCTCATGGGATGGCTGATTCTGTTTCCTCTTCTTGTGGTCATTTATATAATCGATTTGATGTTCTTTGGCTCTCGACGCGGCGCTTACCCCCAATATGTGGCTGGTTGGCTAAAAGGCCAGTATCAAAGAGGTGGAAACCCTGCATCGGGTACCAGAACACTGCCCAAAGAAGCCAGAGGCCGCGGCGTGGGGGAACCCACAGGTCTCATTACGTCCGACCTCTTTGGTAAGAGCTTAACTAGCGACGCCTCCTCTATGGTGTTCGAACCGAACCAGAACAAAAGGGAAACTAAAACATTCTATAAATCATTCGACGATCTTGGCTTCGAGGGATTTTTGTGGGATACTGATGTTGAGTTGGTGGATGTCCCATCTTATGGCTATAATGTGACGGCGAAACCACAGTTTAACAATGATAGAGTGAAGTTTACTAAAGAACCCCGCAAGGACACACCAGATATTCGTTTAACCTTCAAGGACAACGCGAAGGGATATCGCACCGGCCCCAACGGCGGCCAATCTAAGTGGGCGTATGGATATCAAGTTAATGCGTTCTATCATGATTTGATAGTCCCGTCCGGCAATATGTTCAGGAATCGCCCTGACGACAATGTTAGAGTCTCAATAACCACAGCAATTAACTTCGGTGCAAAAGAGGGTCAAGATACCTCTACACTTTCCGAGAGCGATAAAAAGAAAATGGACAGCAAGGAAGATGAGAATAAGATTGTACGGGTTAAAAGGATGGAATGGCTGTCGGTAGACGACAGCTTGGGCGATCTGGCAATGGACCAATATCCAACATTACAAAAGAGCTTTGAAGAATATAAGTCTTATTCTCCCCCTATTGGCGCATTATTAGATTTAACCCGCGGGAAAATGACATTTAATGAAGCAGAAAAGATGTATACAGAAGTCAATCAATCATTCTATGATGACATGGTTGACGAAATAGGTAGCAACGAGCGCGCATGGTTGTTCGGCGCCACAATGGATCCGCTTATGCGCAGCGACTTCGATTATGGAGTTACTATGGACGACGAGCTTTTAGGCTCCGGTTATGGCGGAGGTCCATCGGGCTCATTTGTTCCCATCTGGGACCTCACATTTAAAGTTGAGGGCGAAGATGTCCCAGCTTGGGCCACCGACGCGACCGTTATGGGGATCAGCCGCGACATGCACAATCATAATACTAGTGACCCCCCCACACCTGAAAGAACCCGAGTCTTCTATCTTGATCCGGGCAAGTACGGAGGCAATGCTATCTTTCCCCCTGTTTATGCAAAGCCTATGCCGAACACCGGCTGGACTGGTATGGTGGATATAATGTTCCCCGAACGCAGCCCTTGTAGTCCTAAAATAGAAGGCATCGCCGGTTTCGGCGAAGTCCAAGAAATGGTTTCAAAAACTTATGCGTCTCTATCCGAAGACCCTCGTTTGATGGGCTCTCCTGATTGTACCAAAGAACTACCATTTGATCGAATCCTGACTCGCTCTGGCAAGTGCGCAATCCGCGGCCTTATCATGGCTGGAATCCGGGCCTTTGCAAATGTTTCAATAATAAAATCATTGCCTGTATTTTCCACATTCGCGCCCAAGTTTCCAAGCAACTACAGCAATGCTTACGCGGGTTATATTGTAGAGATAATGAAAGAAGAGATGATGACAACCGGCACTGGTTTCTTAAATCCATTTAGTGACAACGAGTTCTGGTATGCCTTCCTTGAAATGTCGGTGCAGTTTTATGTTGAGCGCCTCGGCGATGATGAGGACAAGTTCGTTACAGTGGAGACTATGCCTGAGCACGTACGTAATGCGCTCGACAAGATTGATCAGCTTCAGAAAACTTATAAATATCCTTGGGATTTCGATGATTTCAACAGCGAAGACTATGGGACGTTTGAGTCTATGAAAAGTTTTAGAGAGAGTAAAAACCTAGAAGCTGTACAGCGTGTGGAAAGTGATGCAAAAATAGTTCTGCAAGAGTTGGTGGCGGAACAATTAAGTTCCGTTGGCGCCAACTTTGTGAAGGCATACAGTCGTGCGAACGCGACACCCACCCACTATAATATGAATTTCTGGTTCTACAACAAATATTGTCAAGGCGGAGCAGATCTTAAACTGCGCGGCAAACATATTTCCCGACCCAAGGCTCAGTCGCTCCCGATGTCTGGCTCGAACCACTACAGCACCGGAGATATGTTAGCGCTGCCCAGCGGCCACCCCTATGTGGGGGAATATCACGTTCAGAGGGACATCGATGGGTATAATATGTATATGGCCGGCCCAGAGCATGCTGAAGATGAAAAACACGATCGGCTTGTGCCTTTCGCTGATATATTAGAAGTGGTTAGTCGCGACGAAGATGGTAAGGAAACGCTGCTGGGAGACATCCCTAATACGAGCCCGACGTATGCTTCAACGGATATCCACAAACAATTTTACTTGAAAAAATATATTGAGGTAGGCGGCACCCGGATGACCAATGAGGAAGCAAAAGCTTTTATACGACCCCTTAATGGAAATATTTCAGATCATTATCCCGGAAACATTAAACTGGTGAAAGAAAAAATAATAAAAGACAATGTGGTAATCGGAGAGGGTAAACCAATTGGTATCACCGGTGAACTGGGTGTATACTACGGCTTAGAGATAGGGATTATGGCAGCTTCCGGCCCCATCCCGATTGCGCGCACAACAGTGGGTGCATTAGATCTTCCGTGCGCTAAGTTTCAGGGAGTGGAGGCAAATAGCAAGTTGTTATTATGCTTAATCGATCAGCTTGAAACTGAGGACAACTACCGCTTAATGGTTGATTATATCTTTTCCATGAAGAAGGCCACCGCAATGCTGGCTATTTATAATGATTTGGGTCTTCTTCCCTCGATCGGAGAATGGACTGCAGAATCTGGCGCCCTTAAGTCCCCGGGCATGCCCGAGAGCATTATTCCTCTAGAGCCGCCCGGAGACGGCGGCAAGCCCGGCGGCCACTTCAATCGCAGCTTTGTTTGGATGGAAGCCGAGCGCGATTCCCTCGGCGAACAAGTAATTATCTCCACGTGGGATGAGGCTACCCAAGAATATATTCCAACCGCCGATCCTCCGGAGGGCCACACCAACCCCAAAATAGCATATATTGTACCGGACCCATACTTTATCCCCGGATGGCTTTCTGAAGACGATCGAAACGGTTGGTTCACAAGCTTCGGGTTCTTGGACTTCGATGAATGGGATCAGAGTTGTCTGCGCAAGATGACTTCTTACATGAAAAGCGCATTCAAATCCAATTACAGGAACAGGAAGTTTGGTCTTGACGACGGCCCTGAACGAGATCCGGGCGCCGAATGGGTCGCCGGCGTTGTTGAAAAATTCAGATATAACGCCGCTTTTCAGATATTACCTTGGTTCCAGAAAAAGCAAGCGCGCGGGAATGTGTTTAATGCCAATGGCGAAGAATGTTCACGCAAGAACTCTAGTTGATTATTCACAACCGATCTAAATATTTAAAACAGGAAAAAGTACATGGCATCACTCTCAGTCAGATTACCTCTTGAGCGCAATTCCTCTGATGGTTTTCAAATGATCAAAAGCTTCAAAGATATGATTAAGCAAAATTTTAAAATGCTTTTATTGACATCACCCGGCGAACGAGTGATGGAGCCAGAATTCGGAGTGGGCTTGAGACAATACCTATTTGAAAACTTTTCTGAGTCAACGTTTGCCAAAATAGAGAGAAATATCCTTAAGCAAGCTAAAATTTATTTGCCCGCTGTTGCGATTGAAGAAGTATTTTTCACAGCCATGGATGAAAACGCAAATGCACTTAGTGTTCGAATCAAGTACGCAGTACCGAATTTAAATACTAAAGATTTATTAGAATTTACTATTTAAATTGAGGATTTTTTATGTCTAAAAATCAAAAAAAGTTACTACCAATCGATTATACACATCGTGAGTTTGAAACTATCCAGCAAGATTTGTTGGAAATAGCCGAACGATTCTACCCTGATTCATTTCAAGATTTCAGCGAGGCCTCCTTCGGCGCCCTTATGTTAGACGCTGTTTCGTATGTCGGAGATCAACTGTCGTTTTACTTAGATTATAACGTCAATGAATCGTTCCTAGATACATCATTTCAATATACCAACGTGGTTCGCCATGGCGCTATTTTAGGATATAAGTTTGCTGGGCGCCCATCAACCTATGGATCCGTCGCACTCTTTATTCTTGTGCCAGCCACAACTACCGGTATTGGACCAGACACAGACTATCTGCCAATCTTAAAAAGAGGCACTTCGTTCTCCTCTGATTCTGGCCAAAGTTTTGTATTAACTGAAAACATCGACTTCGCAAGTCCCAAAAACACCTTTGTAGCAGCCCGCGTAGACGCCACTACGGGCGCCCCAACCTATTATGCCGTCAAGGCCTATGGTAATGTGGTCTCGGGCCAGTTCGGCCAAGAGAGAATCCCTGTGGGCGCCTTCGAGCGATTTAAAAGCGTGACTCTTCTTACACAGAATGTATCTGAGATCATCTCAGTCTTCGACACGGAAGGAAACGAATATTTCGAAGTTGATTATCTTGTGCAGGATATGATTTTTAAGGACGTTGCGAACTCGAACTACAAAAACGATAATGTCCCATCTATCCTTAAGCCCACCTTGGTATCTCGAAAATTCATAACGCAGTTTAATCGCGATAAGGTAACCCTTCAATTTGGAAGTGGTAAGATGGGCACATCTAATGTTATTGCTAATCCCCAAAATGTGGCAGTAGACGTTTTTGGAAAAACGTATGTGACCACAACCACTTTCGATCCTACAAGATTATCGGACAACGAAAGCTTCGGCATCGTGCCCACTAACACTACTCTTATAGTTACATTCCGAACTACAAATGGCGCCAACTCTAATACAGCAGTCGGATCCTTAAACTCGGTGGCGTCGACAAACTTCCAATTTAAAGACGCGCAAAATTTACAGACCGCCAAGGGCGCCAATGTGCGCAGCTCATTGGAAGTAAACAACGAAGAACCTATTATGGGAGATGTGTCATACCCTACGACTAAAGAAATAAAGCAACGAGTATATGACACTTTCCCAACTCAAAATAGAGCAGTTACTCAAACTGATTATGAAAACATAGCGTATCGTATGCACCCCAAGTTCGGAGCCATCAAAAGAGTTTCGGTACAAAAAGACTCCGATTCCCAAAAACGCAACCTGAATATGTATGTTGTTTCGGAAGATATAGCGGGTAAGTTAACTCTATGTAACTCTACTATTAAAAACAACTTAAAAACATGGCTAAATCAGTATAGAATGATTAATGACACAGTTGATATATTAGATCCATATATTTTAAATTTTGGAATTGAGTTTATAGCAAAACCACAGAAAATGTCTGATAAGTATATTGTTTTAGACCGCTGTATAGCAGCTTTGAAAAAGCACTATGCCCATCCTCTTTTTATAGGAGAAGCGCTTTATATTAGTGATATTTACGAAGTTCTCAAAAAAGTCTCAGGAGTTTTGGATGTTACAAAAGTTAAAGTTTATAACAAGAGCGGCGGAGCTTATTCTACGGCCGGAATCAACATAAATGAGAATCTCTCTGGCGATGGCTCATATATGGTGGTACCCAAGAACGCAATCATGGAACTTAAATATCCCGATGTCGACATCACAGGAAAAATTAGATAATGTCAATATTCAGATATACAGCTAGCCTCGACAACACGATTGTCAATGCGTTTCAACCCAATCTCACAACTAGAGGTACGGGCGCTAACTGTGGTCAGGCCGATATTGTTGAAGTTTATTCTATCTATGGCCATGCCCCAATGGCTACAGCATCGGCTACAAGCGGTTCTCAAGAGCTTTCACGCATCTTAATGCAATTTCCTATTGCGAACATTACTGCTGATCGCACTGCAAACAAGATCCCCGCTAGCGGCTCTGTTTCATTCTATCTCAAGATACACAATGCCGAAACCTCAAAGACAGTACCGCGGGATTTTGCCCTTGAAGTCTTCCCGGTTTCGCAAGAGTGGGAAGAAGGCCTCGGTCTGGATCTTGAGAGCTATACTGATTTAACCAAAGGCAACATCGGCTCCAACTGGATTATGGCAACCAAAACAACCGAATGGACCTCCTCTGCCAACGCAGTAGGCGGCTCATACTTAACCGGTACCAGCGACCCTCGATTCAAGCAGACTTTTTCTACCGGCCTTGAAGATTTAGAAATTGATATTTCGCCGCTGGTTGAACATTGGATTGCTGGCACGCGAGACAATTACGGGGTAGGGGTGATACTCTCATCTTCGTACGAAGCTTATTATTCAGCATCAAATGACACTGACGTTACTCCCCTCTACACCGGCAGCATTATCAATAATACCGGTGGCGCCACTGATTCCTACTACACAAAAAGATTCTTCGGAAGAGGAACACAATATTTCTTCAAGAAGCCTTGTATAGAAGCACGATGGGATAGCACAACCCGAGACGATAGAGGAGACTTCTATTACAGTAGCTCTCTAGCACCCGCCGCAGATAACAAAAATACTATCTATATTTATAACTATGTCCGCGGCAAGTTGCAAAACATCCCCGCCATTGGCACCACTGGCTCAATTATGGTGAGTCTCTACTCTGGTTCTGCTAAAAATAATGCACCCTCTGGTTCTAAACTATTACTTTGCGATGGTCTTTACGCCGTAACGGGGGGCTATGTGTCCACGGGTATATACTCGGCATCTATCTGTGCGACTGCCTCGGCAACCCCAATTAAGACTCTTTATGACGTTTGGTGGAGTGGCTCTCACGCCGCCTCTGGCCATGCCAAGAATGGTATAGAATTCTTTACGGGTTCGACAAAACCAAAGACGTTCGGCGCGACCACCGATGTCCGCGAGCCTACATACTATATTAATATTAGTAACTTGCAAAACCGTTACAGTCCCACGGAGACAGCACGGTTCAGCTTATATATCCGAAATAAAAATTGGAATCCCACCATTTATACAAAAGCGAAGACCACACCGGAGCATTTGCCGGTCGTCAGCGCCTCTTATCGTGTATTCCGCGTTTTAGATGCTCTTGAAGTTCTTCCGCACGATACCGGTAGCGACTTCTCCACTGGACTCTCTTACGATGTGTCGGGTAACTACTTCAACTTTGATATGAAATTGCTTGATCCTGGATATGAGTATGGATTTAAGTTTGCATTTTATGATGACGAATTAAAATCTTGGCTTGAACAGGATGAAATGTTTAAGTTTAGAGTGGTAAACTATGAGTATTAAGGACTTATTTGGTAGAAATTATCTACCAGACAAAAGCATAAAAGAAATATCTGTCGACATTGAGTCGCCGGAGAATCTGCAGGCACAAAAAGCTCGGCAAGATAGTTTTATTCCGCAGATTGATTATGAGAACCCATACACATTTGCTAAGTACGGTTCTGCCAATCTTTATTATAATAGTGCTATTGATCGTATCTTGGATTTTTATCCCTATGATGGATCTGATTCCGAAATAACTAAATTCTATAATAAGTCGCTGGACATTGAGAAATATATTTTTGATAAGAAGTATCCTCGCACAACTGGATACAGCATTATCTCTCCTGTTAATGTAACGAGTTCGGCCAAATATAGCGGCCGACCAGCTTATGGAGGCGCCGGGTATGGCATGCCGACGGTTGCGGAATACATCACATTCAATGGCGGCCTAAACGTAGTTAACGAGACAACGAACATTAAAAAACTTGTACCGGATCCAACCAACAGCAAGTTCCAATATAACAACATTTATGATAATAATCTGTACGTAAACAGCGGCTTCCCTTCGGATTATGGTTCAGGTACGCGTCTCTCCAACCTCCGATCCGACTTTGATACAGGGGTTACCATTGAATTCTGGGCTATGACCGGCGCACTTGGAACAAGTGTTACTGACCGACAGGTTGTGTTCGATATGTGGAATAATAATGCCACAGCTAGTGCCGACGAGTCTTACGGACGCATTCGTATCGAGTTGGCCGCCGACGGCGCTTACGGCGCAACAGAAAGTCCCTTTTTGATTACTGTACAATCAGGAACTTTGAGCGCGAGCGCAGAACAGATAAACACTTCCTCCATTGGTACAGCAAATCTGTCACATAGCTTGTCAGATTGGCGACACTATGCATTTGTTTTAGAGAATTCCGGCAGCGCCTTTAAAGCATCTCTGTATGTGAACGGAGAACTGAACGATACAAACGTTTATTTATCGACGACTATGGGAGAGTTGTCATCCAAAAATATGCAAGGTCGCATCGGCGCCCTTTTAACGGCACCGGCTTATGTGTCAGATACCACTCTGACTGCGAGCCAGTTTGTTGGAGGCGGTAAGCTGAGCGGATCTTTAGATGAATTTAGATTTTGGAAAACTGCAAGAAACGCTGAGCAGATCGGCCGATACTGGTTTGATCAAGTCCGCGGCGGTACCAACACAGACATCTCTAATACAACGCTTGGTATGTACTATAAGTTCAATGAAGGTATTACCGGCGCCCCAACTATCGATAGCGTGGTATTGGATTATGCCGGCCGCTTATGCAACGGTACATGGACCGGATATTCGTCAGTATCGCGCAACACAGGCTCTGCCATTGTGTCCGCATCAGCAGCGCCTTTTGAATACCTAGACCCGATTATCCGACCACAACATGCAGGCATTTCTTCTTTACGAACAGAACTGACTGCGAAAGGCGAGCATCACGATACTCAAAATGCGGGACAGTTCCTCAACTTGATACCCGCATGGGTAGTCGAAGAAGCCCAAGCTACGAACGATGCAGATGGACAAAGCAACATAGAGCAATTATCGCACATTATGGGCGCCTACTTTGATAAACTTTACTTACAGATTTCAGCGCTGCCGTCCTTTAGGCACGAGCAATTTACAAGCTCCTCATATAAACCGCTGCCTTTTGCTCAGCATTTGCCCCAATCATTGGGATTGACAACGCCGGACATATTTGTTGACTCTAAGATTCTCGAAAGATTTAAAGATCGCTCGAACACGGAAATGTTCGAGGGAGATTTAAACGATACCAAGAACTTAATATATCAAAATCTTTACAATAGTTTAGCTACCATTTATAAATCTAAAGGTACTCATCGTTCCATTAGAAATGTCTTAAGATGTTTCAATATTGATGACAACTTGGTTTATTTCAATACGTATGCAGACAATCAAACTTATGAATTAAACACCAATCGCAAGCAAACGCTTAAGAAGCGTAAGATGATTAACTTCAATACTGCATCCAATATGGAAGCAGTCGTCTATCAAGCTGAAGATCCGGCCTACCCGGCACCAGTTTCTCTAGGGTATATAACTGGTTCTGGAAAGCAAGCAATCCCGGGCCCATATGAGTTCGGAGAAGCTGGTAATCAAGATGGTTATGGGTTTACAGCAGAAGCAAGTATTAGATTCCCCCGATTCTTTAAGATTGCGGATTCCATGGATAGGAACTTTTTCACGTCTTCTCTATTTGGTGGAATGACTGTGATGACTGGCGCGACCGGCACAGGATATGCCGGAGGGACAACCGCTCTGACTGGCGCGCAAGATGTCGCTAACTTCCAAGTTTACGCCATTAGGGATGCACTCGGATCCAAGAATGTTCGCTTTATGCTTACTTCTTCATTCGATCCTCACCCATTTGATGCTCTTACAAGCAGCAACTTCCTAAGTGTCTATGCCAACGAAGACTGGAACCTCTCAGTTGGATTGCGCCCCACTAAGTATGGCTCAGATATCATTTCTGGTTCAACGGATTTCGTCTATGACATTGTATTTCGCGGATACAACAATACTTTAGGGACGATACGAAACAGCTTTGAGGTTTCGGCGTCTATGAAGGCTGAGTTCGGCAAGAACTTCCTCCGATCATGGAAACGAATGTATGTTGGTGCCCAGAATGTAAACATTACTGGCTCGAATACACATTTTGCTGATACTCAAATTAATGGTTTGAAATATTGGACAAAATATATTGACAATATTTCCCTCAAACAACACGCCCTAGACCGAGAAAACTCAGGAGTCTCAGGTTCTTATCGCAATATCTCAGGTATTGATCCATTGGCGGCGACCCATGATGTATACAATCTTAATACACTCGCCCTTAATTGGTATTTTGGAAACGTAACCGGCTCAGACAGCGCCGGCAACTTCTATGTTACGGATTTATCTTCAGGCTCTCTCAATAGTGCTGGAACTTCGGTTATGGAGAAGTTTGGTTGGGCAGGTAAATTATCTGGCTACCTGTACGCAGGAAAAGGCCATGGCTTCCCAGCGAGTGCGGAAGACGCTGTATCTAACAACCTTGTAAATGAATTCAAGTTTGTAGATCCGGAGATCGTGACAAGTGATGAAATGGTGAATATCCTTGATGAGGACGATGAACTCTTCGGACTCTTTGATGAAGTCCCAAGCTACAGGCATTTAACAGAAAAAAGTCTATACGCATCGGTAACCGAAGAAATATTAGATTATTTTGCAGGAGTTCTGGATTTTTCCAATATGATTGGCGATCCCGTTCACCGCTATCGATTTGAATATAAACCCATAGATTTACTGCGCCGAATATACTTTGAAAAGTTTAATGATATCAAGACAGTTGAAAAGTTTACTGAATACTTCCGATGGTTTGATGACGCGATCGCTGCCATTATCCAACAAATGGTACCTGCTTCAGCCGAATATGTAGCAGATATGTATAACACGGTCGAAAGCCATATTCTGGAGAGACACAAATATCATTCCAAGTTCCCTACTATAGAATTTAAGCAGCCCGATCCTGAAGCACCCATGCTTGGTATTGGCGCTAACTTGCTTGGATACGTCACAGATTTATTTGGCGGTGTAGAGGCCTCCCCGCGTCCAGTGAATGTTCATAAGAACTATTGGAAAAAGCGCGCTCAGCCCGGTGCTAAAGGGGTTGGCTCATTTGAGATTTCTTCTGGCGATGCGGCTATCGATTCTCAACGAAGGGCTTTCCGAAATATTTCGTGGAGTAAGCCATCTCTATCGAGTTCACAAATTGTTCTTTCTAAGCCTGACGGCACACAATACGTTAGAAACCAACTTCTGCAAACACAAAAACATGGGGTTGTAAACTTTAATCAGCCGGAAAGAAATAAGACAATTAAAGGTGGAGTTAACTTCGAACCTGGCAAAAGTTTTAGCTATGTTCAATCTTCAGTATACCCAGCCGGCCCCATTAATACGGCTGACAGCTTATTTATACCCGAGAACGTTCTTTATGGCGACATTGCAGACCTGACGGCGATTGAAGATATCGAACAGTGGGAAGAAGATGGCAATGTTAGCAAAAAGAGACATCGCTATTTAGGAGTTGTACAGGGCCGCGACTATGATGGCGGTTACAACTATACCAAGACTAAAAACTCATTTGCCTTCCCGTTCAACTTGATGAGCGCCTCTATATCGGGCGGCATCGACGACTTCATTTCTGCGAGATTATCATCTAGCATTACTGTCGCCAACTTACACAATGACGTTTATGGCTATGAGCTGGAAAAACCGCTGCAAGGCCCATTCACTGAATATGCAGTCGGAGGCCATCAATCACGACACGTGCCACTGAACACCAGCGGCTCCACCAAAACATTTTTCTCCACAGGGTTAGATAACTATACAACACGCCCCGAGGCATGGAAACTTCTTCTGGGTAAGCGCGGCCCGGGCTGCCCAACTGGCGACTTTCTTTCAGGAGCCATCGGGTTAGTACCAGCAGACTATCCATGGCCAGAGGCGAACGAGCCAGATGTGCCCCCTTATCCGATGACAGCTTCCCAAAAAGCTGTTTATTATAGAGGATTTACGGCAAAGCGTCCAGTAAACATTCGCAACATTCGCATGCGAACTGGATCCACCATTCTTGGTAACTTCGAACACAATTATGAAGTTGTTCATTCCTTTGACACTTACGCTAACCCCCGCCAGTTTATAGAAAAACAGCCGGCACTTCCTACGCAAATATTCCAAAACAACAGCACCAGTTCAACTCAGACACGCACTTTCTTAGATCTACATCGTACTGACGATTCACACTTTGAGTTTGTCGATGAGTATAGTGTCGATTACCTTACAGGAACAGTAAACAACTCTATTATCTCTACGAGATTTGGTACGGTAGGAGGACCACTTACAGATGGCACAGGGTATCGAGACTTTAGGTCTGACTCACTTTCTGTATACAATACCCTCAACAACCTTTACATGACGGTCATTAAGACCTCTCAGCCGCCTTCTGGGACGTTTTCGGAACCACCGGGCGCCGGCACTACGGGGATTCGTGTCTTCGACCTTCACGGCCGCGACGTGGGATTAACTTCTCACTACGCCCGCCACACTGCGCGCTTTGGTCGGGATCCTGTTGCATTGCCGACAATCCCCTATACCCTGACAAGTAGCATGTACGTTCGCTCACCGAGCGTCTCCACATATAGCTCTTCCGCAGGCCTTCAAGGCTGGTGGAGACTAAACGAAGATATATCATCCGCCGGCGATGCTGTCGACAGTAGTGGAAACGGCCGCGACGGTACTCCCACAAATCGACCGGCATTTAGTACAACCCTCTTCCCGAACAAGTTTATACAAACAGGAAGCTGTACTTTCGATGGGTCTGATGATGATACAAACATTGGCGCCGCAGCAACTTGGGATGCAATCATCGGAAATGACACCGGTGGGGGCTCAACCGAGCAGATGACTTTCTCAGCGTGGATTTACCCAACTAGTGCTGGCGAAAATAATTACGGCCGCATTATAGATTTTGGAAACCAAGATATCGGATTTTTCCTCGGAGACGGCGCCGGAGGAACAGAGCTTAACTTCAGCGTTAAATGGGATAGTGGCCCCGCGGTTGCCAATTGGAAGACCACAGCCGAGATTGCCACATCGATATGGACACATGTGGCTGTAACATATGACGCGACGTCGACATCAAATGCACCCACTATCTATATCAACGGAGTCCCCGCGGCCGCTAGCCAAACCGGTACCGCACCGGCCGGCACATATTATGGGATTGTTACTCAGACATGTCATATCGGAAACAATAATGGTGGCACTCGTACGTTCGCGGGCCAGATATCTGATGTGGCGGTATGGAACAGTATACTCCCCACAGCGGATGTCCATGCGATTGCCGAGGTCGGTAGTATCTTTTACGCCGACTCAATCACGGCCACCACAGTACCAGAGCCGGGCTTAACATATAATCAGCTACCCAACTTCCACAAGATTCACCGAAACAATATTTGTGTCAAGAAGCAAACTTCATGCGTTTTAAACCCGATATATAGCGGGAGCGCGCTTTCTAACTTGAGATCTGGGTATTGGGTCGCAGCCCCCGCCGCCACGTCGGTAGGCACCGTTCTGGCCAGTGCAGACACAGGTAGTGCCGATTTCTTGACTGCATCTCTCCGAGGAGATGGTAATGGCGCCGGCATGACGCTTTCAATGTGGGCCAAACCAGGCGCCCAGACGACTGCCATGGCACTGTGGTCAATTGGAAAATGCAGTGCTGCATCGGAACCATTCGTTGTAGTTGAAAAAACCAATAACAATCGACTTACGGTTGAGGTAAGAACCCGAACCACATCCACTGGTCACGATGGCACTCCGAGACTCGTTACAGTATACGGAGTAACGTCAGCCCTTACCGATGCAAACTGGCACCACTATGCAGTAACCCTGCAGGGCAAAAACGGCGCGCTTGGTGATGCCCAAGATGCAGAATCATTAGTTGCTCTTTATGTCGATGGGAGCCCTATAAGCATCACAAGTTTCGTGACGAATCCTTCAGGCTCTATCCTGACTTATGATGCTCAGAAGGATGGGGACTATTCGTTCAAAGGATTTTCTCCCGCGGCAGGCGGAGTGCCAAACAAAAGCGGCCAACAAATATACGCCTTTGGCGGAGAGTCATCGGCCGCAGCAACTGGACCAGACCCCTTCACTGGATCTATGGATCAAATGACAATGTGGACCAGGAACCTTTCAGCAGCCGACATAAGCGAGATCTACAATGGCGGCGTCCCCTGCGATATAACGGCATCGGCAGCATATACAGCCGCGCCCAGCAATCTGTTTGCGTGGTATGCTCTTGGAGAATACGCCCCCAACGGCAAACAAGACGAAGTAAAGTCATCCAACGTCGGCTCACCGCTCTCTGCCTCCAACATCATTTGGGATCATTCACCAGAGCCACATTACAACATGTACCCGGTGGGGCGGCAAAGCACAACTATTTCCACCAGCGAGTTCCTCCTCAGCAGTGGTGCTGTTGATGGAGTCTGGCCCGATCCTATTCCGGGTTGTACTCTGTCAGTCGTTGGCCTTGAAGAAGTGTGCACCGTCACAGAACAGTCACAATACGATAACTTTAACATCCAACATCAGATCCCACGCGATACGCGACAGTATGCATGGATCACTTCATCATTAGAATCGACAGCATCGTGGTGGAGTTGTGGCTTCACCCCTCGCGACTTCTGGTTCCGAAGTGGATCCACATACATTGAACCACTGAACTTTGTAAGTGCTAGTGAAGCCGGCGCAGTAAATACTGGCGCTGGTTTGACTTTTGATCCCACTGATTACTCCCCCGCTGATTTACCACAAGTTCAGAGGCTTAATTTGAACATACACGAACCAGTTAGCGCATCATCAAATATACTGGGGTACTCCGCAACGACGCCCATTACGCAATATATTAACCGAAATGCTGGCCTTATTGAAGTACTCAGTATGGATCCCAAAGATGAGGCATATATGTTCAATAACCTCATGTGGAAGCGAGGAAATCAGTATGGTTATCCCTCATGGAAACAAGTGCGCCAGCAAGACCATCCCCTGCTCATGCAGCAACAGAAGACCAATAAACTTAATATTAGTTATCTTGGGAATGTGTCGAGAAGCTTCGACCTCCCGCCTGTTTCAATGAAAGGCACACCAGCACTTGTTAACATGGATTACGTAACTTCCATGTCGGGCTCGAAGCATGGTCTCACCGAGATACAAGACAATGTGACACTCAAAACATCTTATAACAACGAGATGATCGGATTCAATGAACAAGCGCTGGATGTATTCCAAAACCTAAACTACCAAAGCGAAGTCACACCTTTCGAGCAACTTGTTGCGATGAAAGACAGATATAACGTTGACCTTAACTGGGTCTTATACTCTGAGAACCTTTTTCCATCGACACGCCGAGAGTTCATATCATCATCCATGACTCGTGTCGGATATGACAACGGCTTCTGGCGCGATGTACGGGTCGACCGAACAGTTAACCCTGCAACCAACTCTGTGGGAGTCAAGGCTTGGTCTACTAGCTATCTCTCCGAGAGCATGTGGGCCCTTGATGCGCCTCAAGACTTCTTGACACGTACGGGGCCTTCGACCATAGGCTCGACAATCATCGGCGGCGGCCCGTGGTATGCGTATGATATACAAGATCCAATAATCTCTAACACTGCCGGTGAACTCCAAAATACCTACACCTCTTATCATTTTGAAGACCCACCTGCGAAGACGACGAACGGCGGCCTATGGCAGGTGCAGATAGCAATGAGAAATGGGGGGCTTTATTCTCGCAAGCACATGTTAAACTCGCCATTGTCTGCAGTATCTCCCTCTCTATCGGGTACGATTAATCGACAGCTTCTGGGCATGGATGCAAATAACATGCGCCTTGAGCGCCAGATCATGAGCGCTCCAATCGCCGGACGGACGGGCTCTCTAGCAACAGGATCTGGAGAAGCGCTGTGGCAGGCCGACACACAGGCCGGCTATCTTACAATGTCCAACAATACGACGGGCTTTGTTTCTGCCTCTTCTAAGCCATGGTATAACGATTATGACGATTTCCGAGCAGATCTTAAAACTATTGCTAAAGGATATGCAGTTATTCCGGAATTTAGAATCTCGGAACAAATCGAAAACTACGCAAGATATGATATTCTGGGCGCCGACAACTTTGATACTTTCACTATTCCCGGCACTGCTCTGAGCAGTTCGCAGGATACATTCTATAAAGATTACACAAACTCAGACTTCATGAAGAACTTCTTAGATGTAAAACAAATGTCTGATCTTAAAGCCAAAGAACTGAGATTAACTTGCCACGCAACCATCAAGTTTAATCCATACAAGGGATTCTATCCCGCACAAAGAACGCTTGATTTGGTAAGCCAGTTCTCAAAATCTTTTGCAGATGGCTTTGGCGCTACTGTTTATCAACCCGCTCTCGCAACCTTTGCAAGAGTAACGGGGAGTAATGTGATCCAATATGGCTACGCTCGACCGGTTATGCAATCTTTATTTGCGCCCGGAATCTTGTATAACTCCATCAAATCTGGAATGGCTGTTGACTATCCCATCATTACTAATGGCTATAAGGTCTTTAAGCAGATAGTAACCGGCGCCTATTTCAGCCCGGGCGACTTTCCTCAAAACTGGATGATCGCTTCCAATGGGCCCACCGGAAGCGGCGATCTTGCAAAAGGCTCAGCCGCATACACGTCCGGAACGTTCTGGGACATGAGAGTTCCTTTTGAGGCGATTATGAATCCTCTTAAATATATTAAAGATGTTCCAATGGTAGACGTAGAGCCTCACCCAAGCGCGGCATTAGCTCAATCAACCACTGCTTCCATGGGCGGAGATAGTGTGGGATCGCTCTATAATATGATGGCATCTAACTTCTTTGCTGAAGTTGGAAAGTTCTTCCTCAAAGATCAAAACTATACGAAGCTTCAATCTAACGGCGTTTCATTGTCGACTTATCGATTCAATGGGAGAGAAACCTTCGGCGCCCGCTTGAGAATGAAGACTTCGTATGAAGGACAAAGAAACTATAGCCATGAAGTAGGATTTGATGGCACAAACTATTTCTTTGCACCAGATGGTGCCCGGGCGTTTTTCAAGAAATATAACTCTCCGGCTACCTCTTCCGTGGGTTCGCCTTCCGGAATCCCCGGAATATCCGGATCCTATGAGCTACCTCAAGATCCGGAAAGAGCCGTCGGATTCAAACACAACTTCAGCATGTACAGCCGCCCCTCAGCGTTTGGGCCGGCAGTCTCTGGGCGCCCAGCATCTGGATCAGCCGCATGGGATTTCAACCAGTTGACGTGGTTCGGCTATCAAAATGACTTTAACCTTTCTGCATCCTCTTTCGGAGTTAAAGATTCGCTAGCGGGCTACAACTGGTCCTTCACTCCTCCTTATACTGACGGCGAAGCGTGGGTTGACTTTATTTTCCGCCCCTCGTCCAGCACTACTTATGATTTACAACGGATATTAACTGAGACTGAAATAGTGACAAGAAGATATGATCCCGGATCGGATATGTTCAACCACAAGAAATACAAGGGTGTGTATTTGCGAACCCTGCACAGAGATGCCCCGTTGGCTGCTACAATATCGGCTTCGGCGAACAACACAGGCTCGATGAGTGCACTCGCACCTACTTTCATGCGCAACTACACACCATACGCCAGCGAGAACATCAACGATAACGCAATGCAGATAGATTCTTGTATTAATCTATTCGGTATTGAAAACGTTGTTCGCGAGAAAACTGATAAATTTGGTGGCACTCTCTCCAAAGATAATGAAGCAGTCTCCCAGCGCTGGATTATTCAGCCGAAGTTCGAGACCCCCATGTTAAACTTCACCGATGTTGGCGTGCACCCAATCACATATGGGTCGACCGTGGCTGTTCCCACGACGTGGGGATCCGGATCCGTCATTCCCCGCGGTATGTGGCACCAGTTTGGAATCCTTCCTGAATCCCCAGATCATGGAATCTTTATGGAAATCGGAGATATTCCGAAACAATGGCTCCAAAATCATTACGACGTGGTGACCGGATCTTCCATATATAACAACTATGATCCGGATGCAGGCCCCAACACTTATAAGACCGTGAAGTCTTTCGCAAGTCTGATGGGCTTCACACCTGAAAACTCCAGTGTAAGAATGGGCGAAGTCGCAAACAAGCAAATAATCAAGGAAGCCGTAGTGGCCATACCGTATATCTTGGAGGGAGTAACTCAAGGAGAGTCGGACATCGCTGGCAAGAACGCACAAACTCGAAAGAGGTTTATTAATATTCCCGGGAAGAGATTCAACGCGGCCATAAGAGAAACAGACGGATCCCTAGAGGGGGACTCACTACAGACTGCTGGGGCTTCAATTAGAAGACTTGTAGACACGATGCCGAAATATATATTGCCTCCTCAGTTTGATTTCTTAAGTAATCCCCAAGTAGAGCCATTGGTTATGTATTTCTTTGAGTTCTCTTACATTCTTGATCAAGACGATTTATCTTATATTTGGCAGAACTTGGCGCCCCGTGATTACACTCGGATGGAGATGAAGAAAGATGCGACCGCGCATGCCCTTTTAGATACTGAGTTATTAAATGAATACAACCTTTTAACCAACGAAAACATGCGTTGGATGGTCTTCAAGGTCAAACAACGCTCACAAGCTTCTTACGACGCCATGACAGTTGCCCAAATAGGCGAACCCACGAGACAGAAAGATATGGTACCGCGTTCTAAGTCGGGGTATCCTTTATCTTATAACTGGCCTTATGATTATATTTCGATTGTTGAAACAATAAAAATGAATTTAGATATTAAGTATGACAAGCTCGAGCCAGCCAAGAGTACTTTAAAGAAAAGGTTACCGAAAGCTACCAAGATCAAGATAGCAAATAAAGCCCTTAGCAAAAAAATCAGATCAAAACAAGAAGTAAACGTAAGTAAAAAACAAAAAGCCAGCCCCAAGAAGGTTGTTACTCGTAAGCCACCTTCGTCGAAAAAAACCACCGGTAAGGTAAAGTTCTAATTGGATAACAATAAAGATAGTTAACCCCCCAAACAGCCAAAAACAAACAAGAGAATAATTAAAAGAGTATGACCAAGATATTAAACAAGAAAGAGAGAGTGTATGATTTACGGCTTACGGGCTATGCCAAACACCTGATGTCAGTGGGTAAATACAAGCCTGCTTACTACGCCTTCTTCGACGACAACATCACATATGATATTAAATACAGACGCGGAGGCCTCGATCGAGAGAGCATCGCCAGTTTGGCGCCAGAAGCTCAAAATTCAGTTAACGTTAGAATCAAAGACGAAACCGTTTACCTTGGGAGCCTTACTCTTTTTGAAGACATCAATGCGAAACAACCAGAACTTCAAAATAGAGATTTAGACGAAGCTTCGCTGATGGCCGGCGAAATCAGCGAATGGGCCGCTAGATATGAGAGGGGAGAAACACCTCTCAGCCAGGACGACGTCAGAGAAGCGTATTCCATCGCAACCGCTGGCGGTGATGCCGGTGCCAAGGTTAGGAGAATGTTTTCTCAAAATTTCTTTGCTGCCGATATAGGCCCACTTCAATATGTGCCACGTCAAGATATATTCAAGTATGACTCGGCCATCGGCGATGCCCTGCTTGATAGCAAATATACAGATGTTGCTCCCGCATGGAAGATCGTCGTATTGAATGGCAAGATAACCAGTTCGGAGCAAAAATTTAGAGCATCTGCTAACGTTTCTGCTAGTATACCACAGGTCAATATTACTGTAGATTACAAAAAAGAGATCCGCAATAGCGAATATCCCACCCGCCAAACTGATCAAGTGTCGGCCGGATCGATTCGTGGAAGATATAATCGCACCCCAGCGTTTAGTGATAATAATTTTATTAGACTTTCTTCTCAGGATCCTATTATTTATGTGGACGAGGTTAATACGGAGCTATTGAATGAAAACTTTGATATTGAAATCTTCCTTGTGACCGGATCTGCTGGCACAGTACTAGAAAGAAAATATTTTGAGACAAAAGACCCGCAAGTTGTTGATGGAATGATGACAAGACCACAGCCGACGCAAAAAGGTCGTTATACATACGGCGCCGCATCGACCGAGGGTGCCGTACTGGATGCTGCTCCTTCGGAGACAGCAGTAGAATATTACTTTGATTTATTGACGGATTCGGCAGCAGATTCTGACATAGTGTGCAAACAGCTACAAATTTACAACAAATCATCATATTATATTGACTTGGATATTGATTGTACAGGAAATGAAATAGACGATATCTACAACGATATTTATGGAAGTGAGGTAGAACCAGAAATATGTCTAGACTAACTAAAGAACAGGCTATGAACTTGTATGGGCGCAACTTGCCGACGCCCACTATTGAAAAAATGACGTTGTTGGATGTAAAAGCCGACGATGAGTTTATAGTGGCCCTTGATGAGCTAGCAGCAATTGATTTTGAAGATGACGCCTATGAGGCGGTTTTAGATCAGATGAACACAAGGCGATCGCAGATCATAAGTACGACAACGAGAATAGACATGGATATCTCTTTTTATCTTCAAACATGGGAAGGTTTTGATGTCAATGAACTTACCCGAGAGTTGTTCGAACAGATTACAACAAGCCCCAATGACCTAGGAACTTTAGACACGAGCAACAGTTTATATATTAATGCCGCTGTCACTTATCCTTCCTCTCCGGAAGCTGGCGACTCTGTAGGCACACTAAGGAGAAAAAACAAGCTAGATCTTTTGCCCATGTTTTATGATTTCAGCGACCGCGGCCTGCATAACCAGCTTGATGCGATAGAACCCCACTCCGTGCGCCCTGACGCAAATTATCTAGCAGCTGCATTATCTAATATGACTGCCCTTGGCGCGAACGGCCGCGGCGGTGAATATGAGGTCTCAGTACCATTAAGTGATTTTTATGAGGTGGCTGATCTAAGTGCAGAATATGACGCTGATGATAATCCAATCATAAAAGTTTCAAATATTAAACTCACCTTTTATATAACACATTTTTCTCTCCACCCTAACATAGTTTTTTACGCTGCAGTATCCACCGGTTCACCGGTAGCCCTCGGCCAGCGCTCCCCACTGGATCCGGTCAGCTATTCGATGAACTTCAGCGATCTTACGTATGAGGACTTGGTAAAAAATGGAACACTATCATCCATTGGAGAGCCTGTATTTGTTGATTCAGGAGGGATTTATTATCCCAATATGCCTCTTCGGGCAATCAATAAGAAATATTATAAAATCGATGAGTATGGTCCAAAACAGATCATCGCCCAGACAAACGCACTTTTAAGTGAATATCGAGCATATTTAGCCAGTGATAGCGAACTACTCGATTCAGTCAACCAAATAAAACTGCTAATTCAAACCGAGCAAGACTCCATACAATTTCTGCAGATATTAAATAAAGCGGGCCAGGTTTATTCCGAAACGAATACAACAACTCGCCTCTCTAGATTTTACGAAAGATTTAGAATACTTGTGAATAATGCCGATGCTACATTAAGAAATCAACAAGAAGTAGTGAAAAGAGTATATCGCAACTATAAGGTGGTTGATGCCCGGGCATATGTGCCCCCTCCCATGGACGCAATGTCGTATGTGCCCGAGCTAGCAGAATCTAGCGATTATCTCTATGAACAAATCTTTCACTCGAATGTGGCGAATTTTGTTCCAATGGATGACGCTCCATCCGAATATCCCGGTCGAGCGGAATTGCCAAGCACACCCTCTGAACGCCTAACCCAGTTTTCTGAAGAAGCGGAGGTTATGCGAAATGACGTTGTCAGATTGCTTATGCCGTATCGGGGTGGCACCAATGTGCGCGGTTTTGACTATGATGCGGGAGATCCCGTTTCCGACGATGTTTATGACAACGTCAGACAGCAGATCGCCGCCACCAGATTGCCATGGGAGTCGAAGTCCGGCATGGCTGAGACCAACAACAAACTTTATACATCGAGTGACCATTCTTATTCTATTGATGATGTAGGTTATAGTGCTTCGGAAATAAACGAAATGCTCGGCGACGAATACAGCCAAGATCACCCTTTAGATCGCGCCGCCATGAAATTAACTTGGTGGATATATCATGTATGGGCCGGCCGCCTGATTCAAGGGTCAGAGCACAAGGGCTATAGAGCCAATGACGATTTTGATGGAGTCCACTGGTATGTATCAACCAGCGATAGAAATAGCTTCGACTGGTACGCAGACGACATCCGCTCGAAGCACGCAGAATGGTCAATAAGGAATCCTACCGCAAAGGAAGGTAAGAAGTCATATCCACCATCACGCTTCCGAGGGCTGGTACGCTCCTTGTCCCAAGAAGAAAGCTATGTACCAACTCCGGAAACGGCCCCCAGGCCTGACGGCACTGAAGGAACTGGCCCGCAACAACCACCGGTAAGACGACCACCATCCGCCCACGGATCTGAGGACTGGACTATATCGAAATTCGGATACTCGCCATCCGCGACACGACTCAACCCCCTTCCTCATTTTATCTATGTTGGTGGCACTGGCCCGAACACATTGGTGATGGAGCAGGACACCGATTATAATAGGGGCGCCCACAAAAACCCCGCGTTTTGGTACAGTGTCCACCTCACCCTGACCGATCCAGGTCAATACACCGGGCCGGCGGGGCCAAGGGCTGGATATTATCAGTACTATCTCAATAACTTTTTTTGGACCCCAGCCGACGATAAAGATGTATGGGCCATCCACACGCTAGGAAATCTAGATGAACAACTTTCGTTTTGGGTACCTAAAAGTTCGATTACCCCTACCGGTCGAGAGATTGATCGGCCCGCGTCTCTGGACTGGGATCCCACCGGTGCGATGACATGGGATGCTGAGACCTACTGGCTGGATAACTTCAGCAACTATTGGGAGAGAATAGGAGGTGTCCGTGCCATCAGCGCCCGACGTCCCTACCTCTCGGACGGATCCCCATATGTCGATGGCGGTGGAAACAAGATCTTGGATGATCCAAACTCAGATGACTCGAACATACCCTTTGTTAGAGTTAAGCGTAGAAAACTTAAGCGTATCTATCGCGACGTCCGAGCACTTGTTATGAACCTCTTCGGCATGGATGAGGATGGCAAAGGTATGTTGCAGGCGACCCGCGGCGAGACGCACGGATCAGTGGATTCCGACGTCGACACGGGCAGCACCAACGCTTTTACTACCTTGGATGCGTACCTTCAAGAGATGCCGGGCCTTATCGCAGATGAAGTTTCCAATAAGATGTTTGACAGGCTAAGAGATTTGCCTTATGCCGATCTAGATTCGGCAATCGAGATCCAGATGGAAGCTGCTGCTGCAACAGAGCGTCTGCATGCCGATTATCTAGAAGCGCTCTCAGGCTATCTAAGGAAAGACTTGTGTAGTATTTATGTAGCCACATCTTACCCGGGTGCCTTCGGTGCCGGCCGTTCCTTCGACGACACCGTCAGCGCCGACAACCTACGGAGACTGCGCGGCGGCACCGAAGAAGAAGCTTCAAAGCTCATGTTCGGCGTTGTGGAAGGGGACGTGATATCCGCCGGCGAAGGCGAAACTGTTGTTCCCTATGGCCATTTTTCGCTTCCAAACGAGTGCGCCGTGAAAGGCAAAGCCCGGCTGATAGGTGCGGGCTCGACTGCCCGGAATCAAAGTGAAATTTTTAAGTTAGATTTCGGAGAGAGCATTAAACAACTCATGTTGGATAACTTTCTGGACAACAAAGAAGATATAAAGCAAAAAGCAATTCAATATTTAAGTAGCCGTCGAGAACTAGATTCCCTCCAAAGTGATGTTGGCATTCACTCTACATTGGCAGAAGTGGATATTGTTCTCAATAAATATGGATATTTCTTCTTCGATTTAGAAAAGTATATCCGCAAGCGCTCACTGATGTCACAGGTCATTAACGTTGATAGGCTGCTGGCATATATGAGCCGCGGCCAAGAAATGACTAATGCGGCCGTCCGATTTGAAAGTGTTCAGATCCAACTAAACAACTTTGGCATAAGAGAAGAAGGCGCCCCTTATGCGACCCCCGATGCACGATGGGGATATCACAATCGCGGCCCCATGCCGAACGCCGCCCTGCTGAAATTATCGAGCGATCTTGAAACATCCCCCTATTCACCCACCAACTTCTCAAGAATGACATTTATCTCTCTTGAAGGCGAAGAGGGCGCACCGCTCGTATACAATAGAATTGAGCGAATAAACGCAGTCCGGTTTGATCAGATAGCAGGATTCACAAATAACCCCGACGCCGGCAGCAGCGGTGTGGTCGTGGACTCAAGTGGTAATGCCACCGCAAGCCCCGCCACCGGGTACCAAAGGTCCGACGGCACAATGCCACCCACCCAGCCATCGTCGCCGCAGGGCGGCGCCGGTACCGGGGAAATCGATCCCTATATGGCCGGCGGTGATTACAACCCATACCGCGAAGCCGAGCGCGATGCAGCTCTCACCGATCGAAGGATAGACACGTTAGAAGGCCAGGAAGTCGACATCAACGCGGTCCTTGAGGAATATGGCACAGCAAATGTGAACACAAAGATCTCTCTGAGGAATTACACATTTGAAGGCTTTGCTGACATGGCTCTAAATATGGGCGCCACATGGCAAAACAATTATAGAATGATGTGCTTTAAATATCAATTCTTTATGGATGACGATTTAGCATATAGCAATAATGCACACGAAGAATATATCGATACTCTCAAGTCAGTGGATGACGTCAAGATTTCTATCCGGATTAGAGATAATTCGCCAGACGTAGTTAAAGCTTTATGCGACAAATATATCGAAGAACATGATGACTTTATGGCTTACGTGGACGCCGCTGAAGAAAATTGTGCTTTTGATGCGTTTGACCAAAAGTTTAATAAGTTTTTTGCCGATGCCATGCTAGACGAATATCCAACACCCACCCAACAACCATGGTTTAGGATGGTGGCCACCTATGTTACACTGTATAACCTCTTTAGTGACGTATACGCCGGCGATCGCTCCAAAATGGAAGAAGCGGCCAATAATATGCTTGAAACAATCCGACCAGAAACAGGCACTCTCTCTGCTCTTATTTCTTTTAATGAAGCCTGCGAAGATTTCAAAGCTCGACTTGAAATAACAAAAGTGACAGTAGAGACAGTTGATAACGGGATGGCAGAGCCTTGGCTGCTCGGCGATGATCCCACAGATGCTGCGGTTGCCGCCGAGAGTCATGGCTCCATTGTCGATTTCGACATTTATAGGACTTTGGCAGTCGAAGTTATTGATCATATTGGAGATTATACCACCAGAGAAGATAAGATGCTTGAAGAGTTATAGATGAAATCGTTAAAATTTATGCTATTACTAATTAATAGCAACAAGGAAATACACTTATGAGATTGGTTATTACACCCGAGAGTATTAAAAACAGCACGAAGTATCGAAAAAGAAAAAGACAACAAATTCTTATGGACAAGATTGTTGATCCGCTGAAGGAGCCTACGCTTTTTAATGTACAGTCAGCAACCCTGTCCATCATGGCCAAGACTTCTCCATTTAGTTCTACACGAGAATTAAACAAGATTGGCACAAGTAATCGAAGAGATTTTGTCGCTCGACAAACTTTAGCGATGATGAATATCGCACCGGTAGACGTTGACAAAGATTTTTCTCTGCTCGAATCTAACTCAGAAAAACCTTCGATTTCCAACCCAAATATCATGGATAGCGCGGACTTCAATAATACGATGAAAAAGCAAATATCAGCAACAGATAAATTTCCATCGACCACAGACCCATTCTACAAGTTAGATGAGGCAGTCTTTGCCCCTATCGCATATAAAACATTGAAAATAGCTGGAGGAAAAGTGGCCAACTTTCCCGATTTATCGTTTGTTCTTTCAAACATTAATATCCTTAATCAAAGTACCAACTATTTCGGAAAAAGCAAGTATTTCTAGGAGATTATTATGGTAGACGTAACAAGATATGGAGGCACGGGCGGAGAAGACTTTTCCGGCGCCCGAAGACCTAGAGAGGATATGACGACCTACGACGGTTCCCGCGGACCCCGGGCCACAACCGACATTTTATATGGCGATGCAGAAGACCCCTCCGGCGCTATGCCCTCTGCGATCGACTGGTCCGACGCCCTTCCCCAAGTCCAGGACATTTTGGACGAAACGACGACGCTAGAGATGGACGGTGTGTACTTTCTCTCGGGCGAGAACCTCGTCGCCCACATGTCTACAATAGCTCCATGGTGCTTAGCTACCGAACAAATGAACATAGTGGCTGAAGATGGCGTGGACTGGGGTACTGGTTGGGTTTTTAAGCCCATTTCTGACGTCGACCCCCTGCGCGCCCATGCCGCCAGCGGTATTATGATAGGTAAACTGAGTGTAAACAGCATATATATCGACCCAGACCAAGGTATCTCCGGCGACACCGCGCTGGCGATCGATGGCTTGGCTCAATATGCCCATCTTGGTAAGTCGGACCCGACGCTCGTGAACGGTCCCACCGCTGGAGATGCCTATGGCAACGCCGTTTATCAAGCCCCAGTGTATACTTATGATGTAGATGAAGATCTTGCGTTGTGGAACAAGTTTGGTTATACAGCCGGCATTGCGGATTATCCTGCCGATACATATGGTGCCGTTAGTGTACGCATAGGTATGGAAATAGACGACCTTATTGAAATGTTACAGGTAGGATATTCTTCGCGCAAGAACATATCCAGAAGTACGCCCGGTATTAACATCTTTGATAATTTTGAAGTAATCTCCGCTGTAGAAAATGAAGAACCCATCGACGAAAGCACGTCAGGAGTTGCCACATCTACTATGATCACTGACACGGGAGATTACGATTCATGACCACATTTCTCGATCCCCAGGGTCGAACTGTAGCCACGATTGACGACAGTGAACCTGCTTATATTCCTACCGCTATAAAAGTTTCATTAGTGGACTTAAATTTGGTTTCTGGCTCTAGTGATCGACTTAGGGCTGCGTGTGGTGGATATTTTACCAATACAAAAAGTGCGGACAACCTGTATGGCACACCACCTCCTTTCACTAAATTTGTGCCGGCAGACAACCCGCATAAAGATATTCTTCACGTGAGATCTCACCATGGTTCCAGTGTCAATGCTGCTCGGTTGTTAAATAGAGAAGTTGAAGAGGGCGCCGGGAGCGCTGTGCTGGGCTACTCCGACGCGTCAAGCCCGGGCGCTACTGGATATATGTTTGAGCAGCAAACTATTTTACCCTCTGTAACTTTTGTGTGCCGAGTCGAAGGTGATCCGAGAGCAGATTATTTAAGTGATGTACTTCAAGGAAGCAAATATTGGAAAACTTTATTTATGGGAGGGCAGTTTGAACACCACAATATAACCCCTATCTATAATGAGGCGGCATATGACGACCACTATATCACGACAGACATGCCCTACACTAACTTACAAAAAAACTATTTGTTTAATGGAGCTTCCATGACAAATGTTGTGGGGATAACACCACGCTACAATCGCCACTTTAGAAGATATCAAAACCATTATTCGCAGTTTCAAATGTCTGAGCTTAATATTCCCAATTGGTATAGTATTAATTTAATGGGTTATGCCATAGCTCAAGAGGAGCTGATCAGCACTGTCGATAAGCCCGGCGCGCTTATGGGAATGGAAGAAAAAGAGCAGAGATGCTTAAAGTTATTTGACTTTAGCATGCGGGATTATTATTCAGGAGGGTCTTATATTCCGGCTGGTGGGGTCGAGGGTCTCTTCCAATCCATGAATTCGATAGTTTCTCCAGGGCGCTCCGGACAAATAATAGAGCTTACGACCCCTGATTGGTCGTTTCCGACCATTGACGATCGGCATGCTCCTCAAATGAAACATTTGACCCATTATATAAACCATATACTACCCGACAAAACTGCCATTTTGTCATCAAACACCATGAAGAGAATGAGAGACAGAAACAAAAATATAATCTTCAACGCTAATGGTTCATCGGAAATTCTGAGTGAGTACTCAGAAGCTCACCAAAACCGCGCCGCCTTCCCATATTATGTTCAGGTCGAGTTCCCGGGCCTAGATAAAAGCCAGATTAGCAACGCAATAATATCTCGCGAGTGTTCGTCTATTTTTATGAGAACGCTCAAGGAAACTTTTAGTGAACAAACCGACAACAAGGTGCCGGTTGTTAACAAACACTTCTTAAGAAATGCAGAGTTTGTATCGAGTTCCGTCGACCGCGGCGAGAACCAAACGGTGAGCACTAGCGAAATAGTTAGTTATCGATCCGCTGATTTCGTAAAAATGGTTCTGTACGCGTATGATAATGTATTGCTTACTCATGAAGATTTTTGTTTTATGGATTATCAAACATTGGAAGTTAAAGCAGCGGAAGACACTAAGGCTCTTTACAGATCCTACAATAGTAGAAATACGTCACTACTGTTGGTTGATGTTCTTGGAATGTTTGGGGGCACAACATCAGCGGTAGCAGTTAATAATCTCAATGCAGTCCTCAACTCCCAAGTCGATTCCGGCCCCAACACTATAGAGGAGCAAGCTGCCCTGATTCCGGAAAGTAAATATCATGAAGTAGTTGCCTATCGTGTGGAAAAAGTTGGTGGCCCCCCACAACCGGACGCAATGACTCAGGAGGTACTACAGAACTTTTGGATTTTTAACACGCATCCGGGCACGTCGCCGTCACAAGTGTTAATTGACTCTCAGGTTAAATATGATTCCACATACACCTATAAAGTTTACGCTTACTACGTGATAAAGGGTTTTAAGTATCAATATGGCGGCTTGCAAGTTAGCAGACTAATAGGCCAGATCCGCGAAGATGGATACACCGGCCCACTAGAATACGCATCGGGCGTAGAGGGCGGCCCTCCCACACCTCCGATTGCCTATTGTATAGAATATTACGATCCTTTTACCGATACTACGATGGACGATGTAATGAACAGTACGTCCGATGTTTATGGTGATGCCGCCGGAGTGCAGCTTTCTGACTATAGCTCTGACGCCCAACGGGCCGCGGTCTCGTCGGAGACGACAAGCGGCGGCAATATTATGCCCCCTTATGTCGCCAATATCTCAGTTACAGTGCAACCGTCACTGAGAGTGGTAGAAGTACCTATTCTTACTAAAACTGTGGATGTCGTCGATAATCCCCCCAATGAAGTCGACGTCGTGCCGGCCTATGCGCTCGGCAACACTAATCGCTTAATGTTTGATCTTGAGTATCAGACTTTCAGTGCTGCTCCCTACCCTCGTGCTATTTCAGAGAAAGATGTTAATCGGGCGCAAAACTATATAAGATCCCATGATATGACAGCCTATCAAAAGGTTCAATATGGATCTGTATCCCCCCAACGCGTCGTAGAGATATACCGCTTAGCTTCCAAACCCACTAGCTTTAGGGATTTTGACACAGTGCTGCCGGAAACTGTATCTTTAGCCATCGATGGAAGCGATTTCTCCTACACAACTGCGGTTTTTAGTGATATTGTAAAATCCAATCACAAATATTATTATCTATTCAGAGTTCTTAACAACAATAACGTTGCTGGAAATGTAGATACTATCATTTCCGCAGAATTGGTAAATGATGGTGGATACAAATATGCACTTTTTGATACACTTTTTGAGGAAGATTTAGCAGAAGAATCTTATACAGATTCTACTA